GGCCCAGGCCTGAGCGCTCCATTCGCTGGCGGTCCTCAGTTCTACCCCCCGGGCTCTCCTTCCTACGGCCCAGGCCTGAGCGCTCCCTTCGCTGGCGGTCCTCCCTTCGCTGGCGGTCCTCAGCTCCATCCCATGGGTTCTCCTTCCTACGGCCCAGGCCTGAGCGCTCCCTTCGCTGGCGGTCCTCAGTTCCCTCCCCTGGGCTCTCCTTCCTACAGCCCTCGCCTGGACGCTCCCTCTGCTGGAGATCCTCAGTTCCCCACGGGCTCTCCTTCCTACGGTCCTCGCCTGAGCGCAGTCGCCGCCGCTGGTGTGTCCTTGGGCTCAGATGGTCCTTTGGCGGTTCCTGGCGGCGCAGTCGCCGCCGCTGGTGTGTCCTTGGGCTTCGGTGCCCTCCCTGCTGTTCCCTCTGGCGGCGCAGTCGAAGACAACACTGACAGTGGAGTGTCAGATGATGCCGATGCGCCACCACCACCTCCCTACACGTTCAAAGAGGTATGAAGGTTGTATGCAACAGCCCATTGCATCAGAGAGGCTTAGGGTGGATTTTATGCGGCTCTTCTCTCCTGCCTTCTTTCCTCCTGTCTCATCCCCCCTCAAACCGCGTACATAACATCATCTCTGCTCGCACCATCGCAGATGCAGGAGATAGCGCTGTCTATCACCAAGGGAGATCTGACCCTGAGCGCTCAAGACACAGAGGTTCTCATCCAGGTCGCCTTCAAGTACTTTGGATTCGATGACCAGGACTTCATCGGCAAGTTCCTTCATGTCGTCAACGCTCTGCGGCTCCCGAGATGCCTGAACTGCAGGCGCCAGAGGAAGAACGCGCGCTTCCTGTGCGGGCTCTGTCACGCTCGCCACCCAGAGGATGACGCGCTCTCCATCGCCACAATGCAGCGCATCACTGTGGCACTGCTCAAGAAGTAAACACACTGAGCACACTAAACATGCCCATCGCTCAAACATGTCCATCGCTCCGGACCTTTCTTTTGGCCCCTCCGGCACCCTCCTATTGCACCACCCCGTTCAAGTGTTCTGGCCTCCATCTATCGCTCCAATGCGGTACCCTGGTCTGACTTTTTTTTGCTCCTCTGCATAGTTGGCAACCTTTTCAATGAAGTTGCCTTTACAAACACCCGCCGTCTGCCACACAAACACACGTCTTCACAATGCCGTGTGTCATATTAATCACTTTCTCTACCCGACTCGTCACGAGCACGACTGTATCTTGGTCGGGTAGTGTGCAGATTCGAACATCTAAGCCTACTGCTCATTCCTCTTTCTCTTGCTCTTGCCCGCATGCTCTTGACGCGCTCTCCGTCCGCTGAAGTTAGACTGTCATGGTGCCCACCAGCACACATAACAATTGCTGGCCATTATATCGTGCATACACACTAGTATGCAGTGCAGATTCACACAATCACTGTGCAGAGTCACACATCTAAGCACTTCTGCGATTTGGAGGCTTGTATAATGCTTTTCATTCCGAGCCCTCCTGGAATGTCTAGTGGCAGTCTTCAACGAACTGTTTTACACACGCCCACCTTCTCACATCACAATGATCCACGGGTAATTGGTCATCTCTACAGCACAAGTGTGCATGATCTCGCGCGCAATGTCTTGATGCCTGTGAAACTCTGCATCATGCCTCTCCTTGCACATACCAATGGTAATCACAAAAGACGTGGCCTGTGGACCGTCAATGCCCCCAAAGAAGCCTTCAAAGTAGCCTCGTTCCTGAAGAAAAGCAAAGCACTTGCTCATATCCTCAACAAACACCGTCAGACTGTCGAAAGCATGAAAGGTAATGCCTGAGTTAGAAAACTGAAAGTAGGCGGGCATAGACACCGATGGGTGGACAATGTCTAAACGTATCCCATCGAGCATGCGCGCCGCCGCGGATGAGTCTGCGTCTCCCCATCCGTAGCACAAAGAGACCTGTGCCGCCAGTCGTTGTATCTTCTTGATCCCCCCAAATAGAGACTTGAACGCTTCTCGAGATGTCTCGACGGGCTTGTCTGTGACGTAGATCACAGGAGGGTGTAGAGCGGGGTCGCTGACATTCTCAGGGAAGAGCTCCGCCATTCGAGCGGTGGCTTGAAGAGGGCTGCATTTGTGATACAAATAAAGGCTTCTGACTGAGCGTCCTTTGGGAATGCCTAGCCTGTTCTTGTGTTCTTCGACTGCGCACTGAAGCATCATGGTGAGCGGGCATTGCGAGTTGACGAGGCATTTTCCATAAATGAACAACACGTTCATCGTCGGCGCGCTGGATTTCAGCGAGTAGGCTCTCTTTGTCTCTTTACGCCATTGAACACACCTTGATGTATAGACACATCGGTCTTGGTAGAGATGTTTGGGGGTCTTGGTAGAGATGTTTGGGGGTCTTGGTAGAGATGTTTGGGGGGTCTTGGTAGAGATGTTTGGGGGGTCTTGGTAGAGATGTTTGGGGTCTTGGTAGAGATGTTTGGGGGTCTTGGTAGAGATGGTTTGGGGATCTTGATGAAGACTTCAAAGAGAAAGGATTAAAGAAGGGCCGCACACAATATTTGCACATACCCTTACTGTAAAGTCCGATAGAGTGTACAAGATGTTGGTCCGCTTTGTATTCGGCGAAGATACCATCCCCATGCACCTTTCTCTGGACTCAACTCTCTTTGATGCCACCTCCATCATCCGTGTTCGAGGCAGAAGTCATCTCCACAACAGCAACAACACCAACCTACCGCCTAAACCTATGTATTGCTACTACAAGAATGCCCCCCTTCCTATGTTCCTAGCGATTGGCTCGATCTTCGAGTCGAAGGAGTCGGCATTCAAGGATGCCAATCCTGTGATCCATGTGTTTCTGGAGCCCGTCGAGACCTCAGTCCAAGCCGGCTTGGTGCTCTTTGAGGGAATCCAAGCTCTGCAGCGCAGGCCAGAGGGCTCCCAGCAACTGGTCATTCTGCAAGTCCTTCACCCCGAGGCTATGGTCGGCGCAGCCGTGTTCAGGTTCTTCAACGACCGGATCTTCTTCAACATCTTCAAGCAGCCTCCTACCGAGGTTCACAACATCGTCGACTGCTTCGAGTTCATGTTCAAGGCGGGATACTTCAGCGACAATGCGAGCCTCGGACCTCAAGCGACCGCGTTTGTGGTGGGAGTCAAGAGCAAGCGCGAGGGCGGGTGTTCCAAGATCGACAAGGGGCGGCTGGCATCCTTTGTTTCTTCTATCACCAGCTACCGATGGATCACGGTTCTGTGAACTATTCTAAGCCCTACACGTCGTGTATATTGTGAATACAAAGAAAGGTTGTAAGTATACGCTCTCGCTGATTCGATCCCAGTCCAGGCCTCTATCATGTCTTAAGAATATCAGCAAACACGCGCGTGCCTCGCCGAATGCGGCCGTGAAACTCTCTTCGCAGGTGAATGGCCAATACTAGCCAGCGCAGCTAATCATCAAAAAATTGATTGTAAAATATATCGATTAATATATAAATTATCTCATTATGAAATTCATTATCACTATCATCACAAAGCATTTACTACCTAAGTCTTTGCCCACACCTCTTGGTAGATGGAGGCTATCTCAATGTACTACACAAATCAATCATAAAATCGATTTGTCAAACGAGGATCATTGTGGTCCATGTGGACAATATGCACTGGAAAAAATAACAGCCCTTGAGGCGGCTTCTGAGCCTAGCGTGAAAGCTGCAGCTCCTCGGTCCAAGCGAAGTAAATCATAATTACCACGGACATGTATAATCTTGTACGTCGTTTGACTTTATGTAAATTGTTTTCAAGCCTTGAACTAGCGTCTGGATCAAGCGTTTGATGCCATCACGTTTCCATCTACAACATCCTTATTCTTGCGAAGCTCATCTTTATATAAACCACTGATAGGTGGATCTGAGCGAAGCTGGTGGTTGTCGATGTCCGACCAGAATGTCTTCGCTGCTTCTACTGCAATAGGATCACATGGTTGCTCACCCATAACACCGTCTATAGACGAGAAGAACTGCTTGTTTAGACGGTCATATGATCGCAAAAGTAGCTTGATCATGAAAGCACAGTTTTCTTTGAACACATTGATATCGGCAGATTTAGTGTTGAATCTCTCTAGCTTAGAGGAGAGCACATCTTTAGCACTATCAAGAGTGCACTTCATGTCAGCTATTTGTGATTCATACTTCTTGCCCATATTCTGATCAAGAGTAGCCAGAGCACACTCATTCTCTTTAACCGTCTTGGTCTCTTTTGCAATCTCTTCTTTCATCTGTTTCCAAGCTTCTAGATGCACTTCATTATTTGCCACAAACTCTTCTATCGTTTTTACAACGGTAAGTACAGCCATTATTATTTTAGGTGGAATTGTCTTTATATGCTAAAGCTCCTTCAGGAGCCCTAGCGATGCCTTCGCGCTACATTGCAATTTAGACATTTTTAAAATCCATTCATGTCATGCCATTTGCAATGGTATCATTTTGTTCCGCACAATATACCCACTAGATATTGTGAACAGCACCAAGTCCGACGACCCTCGTATTAGCAAAGGCGCATCGTCTATCATATTCGAATAGGAGATCCATAGTGCCGATGATATCATATTGATGATACAGAACAAGAGGGAATACGTATTGCGGGACTTATTGGTATAGAGAAGGTACATGAACATAATGCGGCCTGATATGGATATGGCTGTCGCAGTGTAAGGCACTATTAGATGGATACTCATAGTGTGGATATGTAGTATGTATTTGCGGTCTGCTTCTTATGCCTATTTACAACTCTGTTTGCAATAATTTTGGTTCATATTCTTGACCACAAAAGAATATGGCGCAGCCCTATTAGTCGGCGCAGCCTTAGCCCTCGAGCCACCACCTCCTCCTGTCATAACAGCATGGCCAATGAATTTTGCTTTAGGATATGTCTTGATAACCTTTCGCGGTATCATCCAGGTAGACCCAGAAAGAGATACGCTCATGTTCGAGTGTAGATGATTGTGTTTGTCGATATTCAGATTTTGAATGAGCTTTAATAGTTGTTCTTCCGTCCAACGCTCGTATCTTTCTTGCACGAGAAATGATACTGGTTTTCCGATGTACCTGCTTTTCCCTCGAATACCTAAGCCTTCGAGAATCTCCTCGGTTACAATGTGTTTACTAGCATGTTCATACAATCGCAATATGACTTGGGTCATTGCTGTTGGAATAGCGCCCAAATATTCTTGATACCACGTAGGTTTTCCAGCTAGTACACGGCGCTCGGCTATAGGGACTTTGCCATTTTTTGACGTTTCCCAATATGATTTATCTGCAAACTCTACATATGCAATATCTTTATGTACACGACATACTGCTTTTATAGCGCCCTGTATCATTTCAATCGTACCAGTTCCTTTTTTGAGACCTTCGTTTGCGCACATCGATGAATAGTTGATATCGTATAATATAAGCGTCTTTGTTTGCGTCTCAGGCATATCTATCACACCGAGTCGCATACACGGCATCCCATTTTGCTTTCCGATATTGTATACAATTGAATCTATGGCATCTTCATATGCCTCTGCCCAGAATGTATAGTTGGTAGTTTTGAGCTCCATTAGTATAATAGTATAAGGGATTTAAGTGTAAAACAACATACAAGTCACCCAGCACCATGTTCTTATGCCTCTTTCGTTTACACTTTGAACTCACGTATACCTGTGTAATTTTACTATCGAACAGTTGTAGTTTCAACCCACACAAAGTTATCGGGGGTGATTTTGGAAGGGGTTTTCAGCCATTCTTTTACTTTGTCCGCTTTTTTACATATTGGCTTGCTCCCTGTCTTGCATCCACTCCTAAGAAGTTTGTGGACCACTTCCATTTCCGCGAGCGCACCCTTACGGCATTTATCGAATTTGCATTTAATAGCTCGTATATTGATAGCGTGTTTCTTAATGTCATTACTGTGTTTGGTAATAGCCTTAATCCAAGTATTTATATTTTCTTTCGAAGTGTTTTTAGGCATAGCAGGCATTACCATCTCTTTCAACATCAACTCTTGTGCTTTTAGCTCTTTCAGACAAGCTTTGCGATAACACGCAACATATTCTTCGTGCGACTTTTCCATTATACTTATTGTAGGCAATATTTTTCAAACGGTCTCGGTTTGTTCCTGCTCTAATCGATTCCCCAAATAGACAACTAATGCTACGAACACTAGACACAGCAATACATTCGTGTACAAGGGGAGTTTTCTTGCCCCGCGTCCTTTTGTGCATAACCTAAATCTATGTCACTATTAATATCACACTACGAAAATGATCCTAATGCTCCGAGGACACATACGCAACTCGTTCAATACACGCGATCTATATGAATTGATCAAAGAGCTCGCCGCACACGTCCACATCGACATCTACATCCACACATGGACAGTGGTGCAGTCAAATATGAGTTGGCGCGCTCTCAAACAGGACAATACTCCTGTCACACAAGAGACCATAGTGACGTACTTTGATGACCTCGCGCCTCTTATTAAGCATATTATCATAGAGGACGATAGCAATATTGTATTAAACGGTAACTTAGAAGGCCGTGTTGGCTCTAGCAGAGCGCCTTTGTTAGGATGGAAACGGTATTGGTACGGTCAATATCATATGATGCAATATATAGCAGCGAATATGAAGGATGATGATGCTATTCTCAATATGCGTTTCGACGTCCTCGAGAACTCGTGCAGCCTTCTACCGGAACATATCGTGAATTTCGTCACCGCCCTTGACCCTCCTTTTACGAAAAATGTCTTCATGAAACATGAGGAATTTGCTGGCTGCGACAACGTCTACGCTGGGAGCGTCAATACGATGCTTGCACTCATTACACACTTCCACGAAAATCTGGATAGCATCTTGGAGCTTGAGCATCGTATTCAGTATCAGGAGTATCTAGTGATGAGAGAAAATGACGCAATTTTTGACAGCTCGAGCTTCATACGCCATTTGAGCCCTGGAGTAGGAGTCACTTTTTCAGGATTGCCGATTTCCTATTATTGTAGTGTAGAGCCGTTTGGCGACAGAGCCGAAGCTATAAGAGCAAGGTCGTGGCTAGACGATATACATGCTTTAGTGCTCATGATAAAAGAGGGCTTAGGCGGCATCTGCTCATGTGGTAGAATGCTTATTTGAGACTTTGAACTCGCGTAGCGTGATTTCGTACATCCCGTTTTTGCGCACCCTGATGCGTGCGTACTGCGGATACGTCTTGGCCAAGAACTCCGCCGCGCGCTTATTTGCCTCCATGCGGTGCTCGATCTTCCCCAGACCCCCTGGCGCCTTGAACTTGGTCTTGAAACTCACGTGATTGAAGCGCAAGAGGCCGCCATCTTTGATGAACGCGAGGATACTCAGGTGCACGTCTTCTTTTTCTGCTGTCTCCAGGGAAGGGCGCAAATCGGCATCATGGCGATTGATGAAGCCGTGGAGGAGCCCGATCACAAAACGCAAGCCTGTCGAGACCGGTTTCTGTCCTTTCATATAAAACGGGTTCGGCGTCGGGTACACTCCCCAGAGATAGAGATCGCGGGCACGCAACTCGGCGAAGGCCTTGCGAAAGAAGCCGTCGACGTCCGTCATGGGGCGTAGTTTTTCTCCGTCTGCCGATAGCTGTTGCAGGATCTCGACATCATCGTCCACCGAGACAATGGCCTGGCCCTCGGCGAAATAACGGACGATGAAGCGGCGCTGTTGCGTGATGCCCTTCTCACCGACGACGAGCTTATGGTATGTAGCGGGGTCGAGCGTCTGTCGGTAAAGGGCCTCCTCTTCTTTGTTAGCCACAAAGACGTAGATGCGCTTGCGCTCGACACCGCCCTTCTGCAACATAGAGAGGGTCTTCGTCTTCAAGAGTTCTGCGCGATTATAGGAGGGAATCGCGACCACATAGCCGTCCATGAGTTTTTTAGAAGGCATGTATTCGCTACGATTCTAGTATTATCATATAGTAATATAGTATTGTGTAGCACGGGATGATTTTAGAAAAACGTCTCGAGGGTAATGTCACCATTTACAAAGTCAGGAAGATCATGACCGACGAGCAGATCGCGGCGAAAGAGGCCAAGTTCTTCTCTGAGAAGGCCTTCCCGCATATCGTCGATCACAACGCCGATGTCTACACGGAAGATGGGCAGCTTCTGTTGCGGTTTCGCAAGAACGTGTTGCCGCTGAAGAACATTGACGCCGCCTATGACGCGCTCATCCAGTTTGCCAAACAAAAGGTGACCTCGCGCGGTACGGCGAGCGGAAGCAAGATCAAGGTCGTCGGCATGAATAACGAGGTCATGTCTAATGTTATTGGCTACTTTGATAAATACTCCATCTTCGAGAAGCACATGTTCTTGAAGACCAAGATCCCCAAGAAGTACAAGGTGCGTGTCACTTCTTTCACGCGTCAGCACCCGGATAAATGGGCACGCGTGATTCCTCTGATCCAGGATATCGATCGCCAGTATCGGAAGCTGGTTCCCAAAGAGTATCGGGCTCAGAAGGCGGCTGCAGACCAGACGGCGTATCGCATCGACGGCACGGCGTTCTCCACGGTCACGACGAACGTCAATTTCCGCACGGCCTTGCACAAAGACGCCGGCGATTTTACGGAGGGCTTCGGCAATCTTGTGGTGATCGAGCGCGGGGAATACGAGGGCGCTTACACGGGCTTCCCGCAGTATGGTGTGGCGGTCGACGTGCGCACGGGCGATTTCTTGGCTATGGACGTGCATCAATACCATGCGAACACGAAGCTGCACTTGAAATCCCCAGACACGATCCGCATGTCGCTCGTGAGCTATTTGCGGCAGGCGCTCTATGAAAAAACGAAGGGGACGAAGCCCGAACACTTGCGCAAAAACTTGGCCTATTACGAGCGCGCGGTCAAGGCGTACGGTGTATTGAAGGCGGCAGGGTTGCATAGGGATTAGCTTAATGGTATCTTAAAAGGTTTAGGTATATTATTCAACCACCTCAAGGATACAGATGTTATTATTATCAAAAATTTTAGGAAACTCTCACCACTCTCTACAAAAGCAACAGATGTCTCTCACCACAGAAGATTTACACGACAAATGGGTCCGCGGTGGGTCCAAATATGGGATTATTCGACAAGATAAACAAAGGCCTGGCGGCATGCACAAGTTCCGGTACACAACCGTCGACGGATCGATCGTCCTCGTCGACTATGTCACGAAAAAACACCGGATGCAGAAGAAGTGACCTGCGCCCACAAAGTGGTTGACTTCGTATCCCGGGAATCGAACGGCTATGTGGATATAGACAAATGCGTCGTCGTAGCATCAAGCGGCGGGACATCTCTCACTACAGCTGGGCTTCTCACTTGCACAGCTCTAGGGATTGTCTCCGACACACATAAATTGTTGGTTCACATGTCACCGCTTTTCTTGACAAATGGTATAATGGTCCGTGTCTTGTATAATGCACGCAACGCTTCGTTAAACAACGAGACGATTCGTCGTATCTATATCTGGGAAGGCTTAACAGCGCATAAAACGGCAGCATTCTCCTTTCAGATGCTAAAACAACTTGGTATTGAAAGCGAAGATGACCCGCGTATTGTCAGACAAATAGTCGGCTTAATGGAACAAGTGGGGGTTTAACGCCAGTCCCGACCCCGGCTTCCACCCCGGTCCTCGTAATAGTAGATCTCTTTTTCTCCGTGCGCTCGTTCTATCACTGGGTCCAGCCACACCACGAGCGGCATGTGGACGAGCCCCGCGTAATACTTGACGTCATCGATGCGTTGCCACAGTGGCTCGCACTCGACGCTGTACAGCCGCGATAGCTGCTGCCCGACACCCGTCGCAAACTCGTGTTCGGTTTCTGGAAAGCCGAGCAGGACGTTCTCGACGCGACCGGGATTATGCCCAAGAACTGTGTATTCTTGAACTCGCTCGCGGCCGTGCACTTCATGCACAAAAGGCGACGTGTACAGTCGTCGTGTGTAAAACACCCGTGGCCGTTTTCGGAGGTGCGCCGCGAGGAGGTACACGTGGTCGCCGGTGTAATGCCTATAAAGATTTGCACCGAATGCGAAGGGCAGGTCGGGGATGGTGAGAGGCGGCATCTAAGCGAAATGAACAAAAGGCACACCCTGTGATTTTTAAGTCTTTTTAGAGAGCTTCAGTTTCAACTTCATCAGAGATCTTTTTGGGTTAGGGTCTGGAAGGGTCGCTACGATGACTCCATCACTACGTTCAAAATATCCTTGGTGACCCAAGTAGTGTGCTTTTGCGATTCTAGCAGCTTCACTCGTATTTGCATATTCATCCACTATTTTGTGTATCAAGATCGCATCCCGTTCTTGATAAGAAGAACATACTTTGACGTGAATATTCGTGCGAAGACTCGCTTTGGCGAGGTATTCTGGATCACAAGAACAGGTAAATCCGTAGTGTCTCGCGTGTGTGTCATGGCGTTCGCTCTGGCCATTCACATAATCGACAAACAACTCTTCACCTTCCTCGATAGAATGAATTGCCCACAGTCCATAGACACAAATGTCTACGTATATATCACGTGCCAAAGGATGCGTTAGAATATCAGCCGCATGCATGTAACAATTTGGCTTGCATGAATGATTGAATTTTGAAAACACATTTCCAATCACGTGTTTATCGTTGAACATGAACGAGTTGTGTGATTTTTTCTTATGCGTCATCTTCATTGTATCCATCTCTTCGTCATTGAAGGTTCTGGGATAAAGAGTATCAAAGAGTGGTTGGCTAGAATTGATAGCGCCAAGTATGAATACATCGGTTCCAGACAGTACTTGCTCAAGGAGATAAGTTCACCTGGTTTGATTGCCTTGGTTGCTTTTACGCTGTATTGATCATTTGTATACTGAATAGAAATGGATTGGCTTTGGAAGAGTACTCTTGTTAAGTCCATAGTGTAATAGTATACAAAGAGTGTTATATTTATACAATCAAATTTTATACTTAATTTTCTTCTCTAAACTCAGTAATATGAAGCTCGTCACTGAACACCATACATTCTGGGCCTCGAAAGAAGAGCACGACTGGGATCCAGGCCGAATCACGTATCGTTTCGGGAATAAAAAGGGACGCCCCAAACCATGTATCACGATTGATCTATATCACGAATCACCAAACCAATGGATCATGATACTACAAGACTTGGCCTACTACAGCACCTGTTCTCGCGAAAAGAACTTAGAAAGAGGCAGCGGCACAGTGGAGATGGCGCAAGGAGCCATCAAAGCCTTGTGCGACATGTACCCTATACGTAAAATCGAGTTCACTGACAAATCCTATTTCCCGCATCCAGCGGGAAACGTGCCACTGCCTGAAAAGCTGGTTTTATCAGGAAAAGATACGTGGTATCAAACCTACCTGTCCGCCAAGCCAACTGCGTCAACAAAACGCGTTTTGGCCCGCTACTATAAAGCTCGTGAACTTCCTACCCGCTACATAGGGATTGCCGAGTCGGCGGCAGCGACAATTTCCGCGCATTTTTCCCAAAGAGGGCGCGACGTCACTGAAGCCGAGATAACGGATGTCCTGAGGAAACTGGGGCTGCAAGGGCTCACCGCCACATCATGGATGATTCCTGTCAAACAAGTTCAGACGTATCCGGCGGCTCGACTTGTAGCCTCCCAGTCGGGCGGCGCACCCCCTATCGATCCACCTCCGCGGTATATCTATCGCGGACTCAATTGTGAAATGAAAAATGTTTACTAGCATTAAATGCCAGAAACATACTACGAGATTACCGCAAGCCCATATAAATTCAAAGCCGCTGTTTTCATGCATACGAACCGAAAGGGCGTGCCGATTCCAGGTGGTATTCACCGGATTCGTTTCGGAGGCAAGAACAGCTGTGTGGCGATCGACGTGTATGAAGGCGAGCTGTATCCAAATCTCAATGGTCTGGGCACTGGCGTCGATTGTGCAATGATCAACATGGACGCGCCTGAGCTTGGCCTGCTACCCGGTCCTGGAACCATTCGTATGGCCAAGGCCGCATTGAAGTTCATGCTCGAGCTTTTTCCCCATCAAAAGGCAATCTATTTGAAAGACAAGAGCCGGATCACATGTAACAATGGAAGCGACATCTCTTTCGCACATTTCTATTTGGCCAAGCATCTCAAGACTTGGTACCAAGCTAAATTCGATGCGACCCTTGTAAATCCTGCAAATGAACCTAAACTGGCTGCCCTTGTATCAGCATTGCGCTCTCCATACCTAGAGGCTTCTTTTGACGAATTCTTTGAGAGCCACATTCGACCGGTGGTGCGGCCTAAAGCAAGCGAGCGTTTGTACGAGATACTCAAACCTTTGTACGAGTCTCAAACGACATATCATGGTTGGTTTAAGGCGATAACGGAAAACTACGATTGCAGTGTGATGAAGCAATGGATGGAACAATACATGAATTCTCTTGGCCTGTTTGATTTCGGAGTGGAGTGGGCCATCTCAAAAGAAACTATCGCTGCTTTTTCAGATATTCGGATCATTGCTACGAAGGAAAAGCCGCTCTTTCCCACCTTTTCAGGAGGCGGATTTACACAGGCTGATGCAATGTGAGAAAGGCCGATCGTATTATACTTTAATAACTCCCCTCAATGTAGTATATGAACGAAGCTCAGATCAAAGCCTTTCTAGAAAACCCTAGCATCAATCCTCTCACACAACGACGCATTGTGCCTGGAAAAGCGATACATAAATCGTTGATGGAGATGGTGCGAGCGCATCAGGTAGAGCATCCCCAACAACTTCAACAGGAGGCGACAGTCAAGAAAGCCAAGAAAGCCTCTAAGACCAAGAAAGCAGAAGCCATCGCGATCCCCGCTAAGCCACGGCAAAAACACACGCTCGTCATGGTCCTCGGTTTAGGCTGTAGCAGCATGCCTCCTCAAAATATCAACAAGATGCGAGTCTCGTTCGCCGAATACTTGCGAGGCACCGTAGATGAAGTCGTCTTGATGTGTAATACGTCGTATGTGTCTACGGTTTACGACATTGCACAAACCTATTGCTCTTTCAGACCTGGACTCAACAACGTCTTCGTCAAAGAAGTCGCCGATGTCGTGACAAAGCACTTGGACGCGGGGCATCGAGTCACTTTGCTCGGTCATTCTTACGGAGGCAGCGTGGCCGCTAGAGTCGCTGAATCCTTTGTGAAACAATTGGCCGGGCGATCCAATGCCTTTGCAACCTCGCCATCGCTTTCTATATACACATTCGGTAGCATTTATATCCCGAAACAGGCTCGTGTCGAGGGCATCGATATCGTGCACTACATGTACGTCAACGACGTGGCGCTGAAATGCAATGGCCTTTCTCACAAAGTGCCAGACCCTGAGAAACCTGTGATATGGCTTCGGCGCTCGAATTTCCAGACCCCTGTGCAAAAAGAGTTCACCTTCTTCGGGACACACGAGGAGTGGGACGTGCACAACGATTATAATGATGTGATGATGAAATGTATCCGGCGCAAACACTAGAAAAATTTGAACTTCCCTCGTGTTTCAGAGTCAAATCATTATCATCATGGCAAGCGCGACTGCCAAACCCACCAGCGACACCGGTTCGTACAAGCACATCGTACCACGTGACGCGACCTTCATCACCAAAACCATGCATATACAGTTGCTGGAGTGGAAACTGGCACACGGCAAACGCCGTCCGATGTTGATGAAATACGCCAACGAGTTGGACGAAGCCCAAGTTGAAGAGGTGAGCCGCAGTGCGTTCGCTCTTTGCGATGAAGGCAAATACATGGAAGCTGTAGAAAAGTACAGGACTCTAAAAGGCACGGGCTATGCACTTGCGAGTCTTGTGCTGTCTACACGCAGTGATAGAATCCCGTTTATGTCCGATGAACTCTTAGGAACATTATACCCAGATGCGAATGGCAAATTCAAATATAACAAAAAGGAATACCTTGCGTGCTTTAACGCAAACCAATAATGCTTGGGTGAGGACCCCACAACAGGGGAGTTTTGTCATTTTTGTCGCTTTAGTTTCAACGAAAAATTGATCGGCAACAAAAAGAGATTGTCTTCATCATGGTTCAAGCAAGCAGCTTGACCAGCTCCGTTCCATACGAGGTGATTCGCGAAATCTTAAGATATGTACCTGATATTGATGTGAGGCGTGCGTTTGGGGTATTTAATAAATTAAACGCGAAAGAGCACGAGCACTTGAATTATGTGATGCGCCAACCATACGAAAGAGCGCCAAGTCGGCACTGGGTATTGACCCATTTATCTATATATTCTGAGCGATACCGTCTCATGCATCGTGTGTGGACACGCGAGAACCAGATCAATGGGATGATATGATTCAGCTCGTCATGCATCTTACTGGCACCGAGGTCAAGTATCACTTCTATATGTCGAGGCTGTTACATAGTGGGGAGCGCTTCATAAATTATCATTATTCCTTGTCATAATAGATTCTCTATTACGATACGAGAAAAGGGTAATATATGTTTTTATGTGTTGTTTTTATGCAAGTTACACCGCCAGCAGCTTGCTTTTCTCCAAGAAGCGCTGACGAATCGGGCAGTCGGGGCGCAAGACGTATTCGAAACAGTGGTGATTGATGAAGTCCGCGGCTTGGCGACGGCGCTGGTACCATTTTCGGACAGCTCGCTGAATCGGGCGGACAAAGTTGCCTTTCAGGATCGCGATATACTTTTCGCGAAAGGTCTGTAGTCGCTGTGGCATGTCGGAGTAGAACCAGTTTCGACCCATTTTCACAAGACTGACCAGTGCCGTTTCGTCGTAATAGTCTGTGAACTCGGGCTCGAATTTCGAGAGCCTGTGGATGATCGGGAGCAATTCTTGCAGGCCTTCTTCGGAAAGACAGTAATCTGCGATTTGGTAACTATCAATTAGGTCACAGCCGAAGTAGTCTTTGACGTTGCCTGCGAAACTGTGCTGAGGGGTATAGATATTCGACAGGATGTGATGGAGCATCGTCCCATGATACCCCATGTGGCCTTTGGTGGCATCCCATGCGCTCATGTTGGGGAAACGAAGGTTTAGAGCTTGGATGAGAGCGTCGAAACCGGTTTTGAAGTTGAACGGAAGTTGCACATCGATGACAGGGATGTACTGGCAAAACAGAAGGTCGACAAAGAGGTTGGCGTGGAAGTGGGGGTCGGAGTTGGAGGGGTCCGCGATGCATTCGAGGAGGATGTGAGCGAGGTCTTGAGGAGGGACTAATTGTTCGACAACGTCCTGGGCCAAGCCTTCGACATTGTCTTGGGCCAAGCCCTCGGCGAGGCCTTCGACATTGTCTTGGGCCAAGCCCTCGGCGAGGCCTTCGACAACGTCCTGGGCCAAGGCGAAGTCAGGGTTTGTGTCCATTACAGCGTATACAGCGTGCTTCAACATTACAGTTATCCCAGTGCAGTTGGCGATTCAATTTTTTCTGCGAGGCCTAGTACGGCAAGCCATGATGTTTCGCACATATCTCTCCGTAGCTGACTTTCAACGACTACGGGGTGGCCTGTGAGCTTTCCGTATTTGGCAGCGTATTCAGCAGGGCGGTTAAATACTCGAAAAATTGATTCAAACAGTATTGATCCAAACAGTATTTATAAAAGAGATATAATGATCAGCTTGTCCGGCTCCATTCCATACGAAGTAATCCGCGAGATCTTGAGGTATGTCCCGGATATTGATGTGAGGCGCGCCTTCAAGGTCTCCAACAAGCTGAACTCGAAAGAACACGAGCACTTGAACTATGTAATTCGCCGACCAGACAAAACGGCGCCTAGCCCGTATTGGGCATTGACACCCGGCCCTGTATATTATCAGCGATACTGTTTCATGACTCGTCTGGACGCACGAGAACCAGGTGATCGTGGTGATGAGTTTATTGATCTCGTCGTACATCTTACTGACACTGAGGTCAGGTATTACTTCTATATGTTCAGGCTATTACATAGTGGGAAACGCTGTATCCACTATTACTATTCGTTGACGTAATCTAGAAAGGCTTATCAAAGTTGCAGAGCTTTTCGGTATTCATATTGCACGTCGATGTCTTTTATCGGGTGATACAGATACTCTTTTTTAATATCAGAGATGAGCCAATCATGTCTGAAAGCAATATGTTGTAGTTCAGGTATCACTTTCATTTTGAGGCCATTGTGAAACGCGATAGTCGTAAAGAGCGCCTCGTCCATAAATAATGACCCATGCTGAGTGACGTATTTATGGATAGCATCTAGCATACGCTTAGAACATCGTACTGCACAGATCATCGATCGAGAATAGGGCTGTATTTTACAGTCTTTCCAAATCTGCGTCCAGTGACCCCATTCTTTATCATCATCATAAAGCGTATTGCTTTCTAATAAGAGGTCATCGCTATTGCCGTATTTTTGGTCTATCTCTTGTATAGTTGAAATAGCGGGAATGAACACATCATCTTCTACAAACCAGATCTGTTGATAGGGTTTCTTGTATTTTTTATTGAAGTAATGCAAAGCCTTGTCACGTGAACAAGCGCGCTTCTTACACCACAGAACGCTGTTTTTATAACCAGATAGCGCGCAGACGGTGTTATGAATTTGCACTACTTCTACGACTCTGTCATACTCTGGTATTGTATATTTGTTGTCGTCAATCACTATGATGACTTCATAGTCGGTTGTGAGCTGTATGTGTTTGAAGAATTCGTAGGTTTTGACACAAGGTCGGACACTTAATAGGCAGATAATGTTCAAGCCTTTCTTGACGGACTGGGAAACGCTTGAGTCCATAAGTTGCTATTGAAATAGAATATAAGCTGTAAAACTTGATTTTACACAATGTAATCAACCATATTGTTAGGAGTCTAGGAGGTTGGGAGCGGATTCAAGATTCCGGTGTTTTCGATGGGGGTCTTTTGATGGCGTACTTAAAAATAAACTAAGTAGTACTTGTATATACAAAAATGGACATGTGGCCGCTTTATGAAGAGAAGATGAAGACGGCGGGGCTCAGTGACGCCGCCATCGGCGCGTTCAAATGCAACTTTGATCAGCTCGTGGCCGGTGTCACGGGCCTCGTGCCCGAAGCCGACATCGAGCCCGTCGCGTCACTTCCAGAGCTGAATCAGATAGAAGCCAGCAACACGGACGTGTCGGCGCTGCTGTCGCACACGGCGGTGCTAAAGCTCAACGGCGGTCTGGGAACGTCCATGGGCCTGGAGAAGGCAAAGTCCTTGTTGGAGGTCAAAGACGGCAAGTCCTTCCTGGAGCTCATCTCACAGCAGGTCAAGTACATGCGCGACACGCATGGCTCCGAGGTGCTGTTTACGCTCATGAACTCCTTTTCCACGAGCGACGACACACGCGCGTTCCTGCTGGCCTCGCACCCCGACCTGCTCCATGAGCCCTTTATTGAACTGATGCAGAACAAAAGCCCCAAGGTGGACGCAGCCACGTTTGCGCCGGCATCCTACTCAGCCTCGCCTGACATGGAGTGGTGCCCACCTGGTCACGGTGATATCTACCCCTCTCTGTTAGGAAGCGGCATGCTCGACCGACTCCTGGATGCAGGCATCAAGTACCTGTTTGTGTCCAACAGCGACAACCTGGGTGCCACCCTAGACACGGCACTGCTCGCCTACTTCGCTGACTCAAAGCAACCCTTTATGATGGAGGTGTGTGAGCGCACGGCCGCCGATAAGAAGGGCGGTCACCTGTGCATACGTAAGTCTGATGGCAAGTTCATGTTGCGCGAGAGTGCTATGTGTCCCGATGCCGACAAGGGCGCATTTGAGGACATCAACAAGCACCGCTTTTTCAACACCAACAACCTGTGGGTGGCTCTTGGCGCGCTCAAAGAGACGCTGGTGTCGTCGGGTGGTGTGCTACCATTGCCTCTCATCAAGAACAAAAAGACTGTCAACCCACGTGACTCTGCCTCGGATCCCGTGTACCAGCTGGAGACGGCCATGGGCTCGGCTATCGAGTGCTTCCCCGGTGCTGGCGCGGTGGTCGTCCCTCGCACGCGATTCGCGCCCGTCAAAACCACGGCGGATCTGTTTGTGCTACGCAGTGACGCGTACTGCATCACGTCCGCCGCTACCGTCGAGGCAGTGGTTGAAGCGGTGCCGCTGGTAAAGCTGGATGATGCCTACTTCAAGCTTGTGGACAAGATGGAGCGCATGACTCCGTATGTCCCTTCTCTTAAGCAGGCTACGTCTCTCACGGTGAAGGGCCCTGTATGCTTCGGACCAGGAGTCGTAATCACTGGTGCCGTCACGTTGACGGCAGAGGGGAGCGAGCCAATCTCCGTCTCCAACGCCACATATAGCGGTGGCAGCTACGTTCTCAAACATATATAATAATTTTTGATAGGGGGATATCCCTCCGATCAAAATTTGTGCGACTTGTCTTGGCCTCCCCCAAAATTTGAAGGAATTTAAAGAAACAATAAATCCTCAAAGAAGCCCAGTCACCATGGCACCCTCGCTACAGACCCTCGCGGCTAGCCAGCTTTCCGTCAAGACGCTCACCCAGGTGGACAAGACTTATACCTTGCCTTCGCTCCTGATTCGTAGCCGCGCGGCGACCGTTATACAGACCGCGTATCGTGCAGTGATCGTCGCTCGCAAACAGCGTCTGCAGGCTGAAGTCAAAAAGTTGAATGATCATCGAGAGTCTTGGGAGAAGAATCCATGGGAGATGACGGGCAGGAGTCGCATCGGAGTCGCCAGTGGCTGGATGCAACTTCAGAAGTGGGACTATGTGGATGATGACTTCAACACAGACTACATCTACTGCAACATTCGGTATCACTACAACAAGAAGAGCCGGCGCTTGGTTGTGTTCTTCAGGTAGTCTGAAGGCAACCAGGCCAAAAAAGCGGAGGAAAATAAGAGAAAAACCGGTTGGGTTTTCTCAGGGAAAGGTTTGCTACCATACTTGTTTGAAACTTGCGATTAAGCCGAAGCTGACTGCGACGAACACAACTAGGATGATGAATGATATGAGCCCCTGGATATCAGGGCGACGTTCTCTCTCTCGCCCTTGCCGGCGTACGACCGTCCTCACATTCTGGATGTATTCTTCGATGACGAGGATTTCGAGAAGGTTATAGTCGAGGCGTGCGCGACATATCGGACACATGGAGTTCATGCGCGCCCATGATAGGATGCATTGGCGATGGAAGCGGTGGCTGCAGTCGAGCTCTATTAAGGGGGCTTCTTCGAGGCAAATGACGCACACGGTCGGAGAGCTCTCCATTGAGCGGCACCTTCACCTTCTCCGTTCTCCGTTGAGAAGGTTTTAAACTAAATCGCTTAGAAGTCGATAGCCAATCCCTTGCTCGAGCAGAACTTCTTGAACGACAGCTTGATCATCGAGTTATTGTATTCGCCGCTGTACAGGACCGCGTCCTCACCGACCGTCTTGGACAGATTCAGCATATCACCAGCCTGGTTGGTGAAGACTCCATTCTCGTTCAAGGCCGCGATGATACCCTTGATGTACCCGAGCTGTCTCCTATCAAGGACCTTGTCTACGTCCACGCTATCGGCCAGGAAGCTGTGGAACATTTCATAGAGGTCATCGCCAGTGTAGTTCAGCAGGTCTATCGTGCGCGGGAAACGCCGGGCCATACCCTCGTTGAACGCGAGGAAGCAATCGTACATTTTCTGCTTGTACCCGGCGACGATGACGACCATGCATCCGACAAACTTGTCGATGAAATTGATGAGCTCGCCGACAGCCTCCTCCGAAAATGAGCTGTTGCCAGAGTTGCCCGCGCCCGGACAAGGCGTGAGCGTGTAGGCTTCGTCGATGAACAGTACTCCTTCTATGGACTTGGCCAAAAGCTTGCGCGTCTTGGGTCCCGATTGCCCCATGAACTCGGCAGTCATATTCTGCTTTGTGGCCATCGTCACGTTTTTGGTGGCGAGAATGCCAAGGTTCTTCATCATGTGTGAGACCACTCCTCCGATCTTGGTCTTGCCGCTGCCCGCGGGACCCGTGATCATAAAGTTGATGAAGCCTTTAAAGAAGAACTCCGGCACCTTGAAGAACATGTAGACGATCTTGATCATGGTCAGGCGCACGTTCTCACGGCTCTTCCCGCGGAGGGTGGCGATACCGTTGTCAGGGTCGTACAGAATGCTGAGGAGCGCGTTGCGCTTGTCTTCGATGGCGGTCTTGGAGGCTTTGAGCTCAGCGAGCTGTTTCTCTATTTCGGCGGACATATCGGTGATCACTTTGTTGAGGTTGATTTCGTTGTTTTTTTGTTCTCCAAAGCCACCTGTTTGCTTGACGGCCTTTCCCCCTCCAGCTTGCCACTTGTATTCGCTCAGCTTCTTGTACGTCTTGAGCTTGAACTTGAGTGCCTGGATATGAGCGTCGACCGCATGTTGAACGAAATCGTCTTTGGCGATATCTTTCTCGAGCTTGTCCACGTTGTAGCCTTTGTTTTCGAGCTCTTCAATGTTTTGCTTGAGCTCTGCCAGGTACTCTTTATTGGCGGCCTTGGTTTTGAGAGTGACATTGACCGCGACAACATTGAGGTCGACGGGCTTTGGCTTGACGAGAGCTGGTGGGGCTTTCTTTACAGGGGCAACAGGAGCTACAGGAACAACAGGAGCTACAGGAGCAGTGGCTTTAGAAGGCTTGTGACCGACAGGCGGAGGGTTGAACCCCATCTCAACTAATTTTGCGCGCATCTTCTCGGCTTTTTTCTGCAATAGCGCCAGGAGTTCAGGCATAGTCCCTTTATCAGCTATACCGAGATCGTTATGCATGCGAATGACGATGCTGACGATGCGCAGGTTCAAGTTTAGGTCGTCATAATTTTTCATACTGGCTTCAGCTTCTAGCTTTTCTCCTTCCAAAGCCTGTTTCACCATGGTCTCTACATTAGGTAAGTTCCCGGCAAACAATAATGTTTTTCCAAGTTGCTGATACAAGATTTGCAAGAGAGCAAGGTCCATGGGTGGGAAATCTATGGCGTACTTTACCTTTAGCTTTTTCACGTCTTCTGGAAGAAGAACTACCTCCTTATTTGCACATGCTTTCACCAGCTTCTTGGCTACAGCACCGTTGATCTTTACATGTGAACCCGTTAGCGGATTGTAAATCGTGTCCATATATCCTTTTGTAATATAATATCCCAACCTTACAACGACTGTGAGATCCGGTCAAAAACGGGTGTGGCGCATTGTCATGGCCCTAATTTTTGCGACCAGGTATGGTGCGCCAGAAAAAATCGAAACAATCTGGGAATCATATGATTTTCATATCCATTCGCAACGCATGCTGAGTGCAGACGACGGCTTGCCATACATCGTGATCAACCATGGCTCCCAAGCCCACGCTCCTGTCTAAGTACGAGGCCGGGCTCCTGAGCTGGAGCAGTGAGTGGATGATGTCTGAGAAGCTGGACGGTTGGCGTGTGATGTACGATGCCGAGAGCGATACCTTCTACTCGCGCTCGGGGAACGTGCTGCTACTGCCTGGGCGATTCTACAAGGCGGCCAAAGTGTTTGCGGATGTGGCGGCTGTCACGATGCTCGACGGCGAGCTGTGGTGCGGTCGCAGGATGGGCTCGGGTGCCGTTCCCTCGGGGATGGTCAACGATGACCCGAAGATGTGCTACATGGTGATCGATGCGTGGAATGCCCCGACTGCCCCGACTGCCCCGACTGCCTCAACGGCCTTGGAACGCTATCGCCAGATCGAGAACGCTGGCAATGATATCGTGATGCCTGTGGAGCAGGTGATCGTCGCAGGCAATGCGCAGGCGGAAATCGATGCCTTCTTTGAGAACATCATCCGCAATGGCGGCGAGGGCATCGTGCTGAAGCCTGCCAAGATGTCAGTCTATACCGACGGGCGCAGACTGGCCACCTATCTGAAGCGCAAGCCTTTCGAGACGGACGAGTTTGAGGTCGTCGGACATTACAATACGGACAAGGCAGCTACCAAGGGCGAGGGGTATGTGAGCTCGCTTGTCTTGCGCACCAAGGTGAGCTCGCTTGTCCTGCTCTCCAAGAGCAAGACCTTCAAAGTGTCGTACAAGAACTTCAATGCGCCTGCTGTCGGAGAGATGGTAACAGTCCGATATTCGGATACGACCGTCACTGGTCTTCCCAAGTTCCCGGTCTATATTGGCAAGCGCTTCAAGGAGGACGATAGCAAGGACTGTAAAGAGCCTACAACCCCCGCAACCCCTGCGCTGGTGATTCCTGCGCTTGCTAAGCTGAAGATAGCAGCTCCCGAAGCAGCAAAGCCTGATACCGCGGAGGCTAGCGCCAAGACTCACGTCGAGGCTAGCGCCAAGACCCATGTCGAGGCTAGCGCCAAGACCCTGGTCGAGGCTAGCGCCAAGACCTACGCCGAATGGGAGGCTGCTGGCGGTTACGAGCTCTCCCATGGCGAGAGTGTGCTCGTGATAAGCGCAACGAACCCAAGCATCCAGTACAAGGTCACAAAGGCAACAAGCGGCACCAGCGTCTATTGCTCGTGCCCGGCTTGGAAATTCCAGAAGCTGAATCCAGCCGTGAGGACCTGCAAGCACTGTATCGCGGTGTGTGGTGCCAAGGCGGAGCGTGTTCGTTGTGCTCTGGCGACGATGTGCCTGCAGCAGATGAACGACCTCATGGGGAAGAGCTACAAAATTTAGCCAAGATTCAGCCATCATTGACCCCCAAACCAAAACAAAAACACACAAAAAAACTAGGGATTTTCCCTACTTAATAGACGATGGATTGAGGGTCCTTCTTTTGTCATCATATAGGATAAACTTTCTAATCATAGAGTATATATGCCCAAGTGTGCAACTGAACAGATTACAAATCCTGCTACAGGGCGCTGTGTAAAGCTCAGTGGAAAGGTAGGCCAGGACCTCGTCAAACAATACAAAGCGGGGAAGATCACCTTGGCACCTGAAGATCATGCTAAGATTGCCGGTGAACACGAGCAGCCCGAGGAAATTAAAGCTCCTGAGACCCCAAAGCAGATTACGCCGCCGAAATCACATGTGGAAATGGAAATGCCAGTTGCCCCTTCTGAAAAAGCCAACGAGCCCCATATTTCCGGGTTTGTCAAGGAACTCCTTCGTAAACGCGCCAAGGAGGCCAAGAGCCGTCTCGAGAAGAAGGAGCTCGAGACGTTGAAAGCCTACTGCAAAGCATCTCCAGCCGACCGCAATAAGATACTGCTACACCCTTACACTCATAGCGCCACCACGACGACGGTGCCTGTTTACAGCCTCATTCTACCCAAGCTCACTGACTGTCTCACCAAACCGCATCTGTTCAAAAGAGAGCGCCTCTTCTCCATTGTGGATATGGTCTTCAAAAACACCAGCCATAGCGCTCTCGACTCGAGTCTCGCAAACTTGTGCGGCCTCGCCCCCGACTTCTCTTTGGATTTAGACTGGGTCTTCAAGCAGAACGAGTACATCGCGTCACTACCCTTGAAACTGCTCTATACAGCGGTAGGCTATACATTTCAAGGAGACGTGATGGCAAATAACTACATGCGTGGCAAATATCAACGCACAAAATTAATGGAGAGTTTCATTGGCAATGACCATCCTCTGCTGTTCCAGTTCATCGACGAGGTCAAGGCCACTAAGGATTTTGCAAAGATCTTTACCCTTGAAGCCAGCAAGTTCTTTAAAAAGATTCCAGATGAAAAAGAGCAAAACAAAGACAAACCCGTCGAAATGATGGTTCAAAGCGTGCTTCAAAATATCGATGTGTTGGAGAATCACGCAGAAGGCCTCGTGCTCATGTTCAAGGTTGGCAGGGATCTCAATGACGATTTCTGGAAGCGGGTCATCGCACGTTATTGTGAAGACTTGCAGTCCATCATTCGTAATGCGCCGCCGATCGGGCAGATGATGAAGGTGTACCGCGGCGTGAAGAATGACCACTATTTGAAGGGGACAGTGAAGCAAACCGGATTCAAATATCCAGGGTACCTCGAAGACACCAAGTATTATCGCAACGATGGCTTTGTCTCGACTACCATCGATCGAAGAACGGCTGAGGGGTTTTTGAAAGGTGGCAAAAACAAATCCTTCAATGTCATCACACTGCTCCCCGGGGCGCGGTGCCTGATGCTGTTCGGCGCGACGCGGTTCAAGGCTGAGTATGAGGTGTTGTTGGGATTGGAAACGGTGTATTTGATACGCCAGAAGAATATCGATTGTAAGCTTGGTTTAAAAATGCCACTGACTGCCGATGCGTGCCAATCGTTTGCATCAGAAAATTGGTCGAAGCAGGTAGATATGTTGAAGAAAGATGTGAAAGTCTCAGACATTGTGGTCGTCAAGTAAGGGCCGACAATGGTGAGGTACCTACCCTAGTGACAATGCAAATTTTGCTTTTTTTTTCTCCTTTAAATATAAACTTAAATGAGCCTTTCTGGAAAAACGGTGGTGTTCTCCGGATTCAGGAACCCCGATATGGAGACTGAAATCCAGGCCCTAGGCGGTAACGTCAAGACGAGCGTGTCTAATAAAACCGATATCGTTGTCTTCACTGGAAAAGGCACGGATGGCGATAAGGTCAGCAAAGGCCGCGAATTGAATAAGAAAGTTCTCGAGCTCGAGGAGTTCAAGAGTATGTATTTGGCGAAGCCGTCTGCGTCCCCACAAGTGAAGCCTGTGGCATCCCCTGTCAAGCCCGCGTCTCCTGTCAAGCTTGCGTCTCCAGTGAAGCCCGCGTCCCCGGTCAAGAAAGCCACAAAGGACTGCCCTGCAGGAAAGGTATTAAACCCTAAGACTGGGCGATGCATCAAGGAAAAGGTGCCTAAAGAGAAGGCCGCCAAGAAAGAGAAGGCTCCCAAAGAAAAGAAGGCCACAGCTGCGCCCAAAGAATGCGCCGAAGGAAAGGTGCGCAATCCTGCAACTGGGCGCTGTGTGAAAGCTGCCACGGCTAAGAAGGCCCCTGCGGCTAAGAAAACAGCCAAGGCCAAGGCAGTCGCCTCGAAAGTCATCCGCGTCCCCATTGACTTCACTGTCACACTTTTGAATGACTCCAAGGAGAATAAGCGCTCTTTAGTTCGCAAGAATGCGAAGGCAGTCATTGAATGGTTTAAGCATCATTCTCTCGACCAGCTCCACTTCTTTTCTGAGAAGCTGTCCATTGAGGAGCTAACAAATGACGGTGAAATCTTTTCCATGGACATCGTGGGAGAGGAAAAAGAATTCGAGCGTGTCTTTGAAGACCAGTATGCTGGTAGATACAACTACAGCAAAGAGGAGAAATACATGAATTTGATGGATGCTATCTTGGACCCCGATGATGACGGGAACTATGCACTCGAGATGGATGGCAAACATTACCTGGTGCAAGGAAAACTCTATAACATAGAATTACCAGAAAACTAAATGACTTATCATACTACGCTTTAACCTTCTTCCTCTTTACACCACCCATCTGCATACTATCATTCGAATGCGCCCGGATCTCTTCCAAGATGATATCCATCATTTCCTGTCGGACCTCTTGCCCAATGTCGTCTTTGCAAAAGGCGATGGTAATGTGCGTGCGCTTGCATTTATTACCGTCGCCTCTCATCGTAGGTGTAGTCAGGCATAGCACTTTTTTGTAAATATAGCACTGGGCTACATCCGCCTTTTGCTCCTGTATTTTCTTTGCCCGCGTCTCCATGACTTCCCTTGGAGCACCGGTGTCTACAAGCTCGATGTGAAAATCCATCCGCTTCGGCAACACTTCGTTTCCGGTTTTATCTAATCTGCGGTGAATGCGATTACGCACGCGCTGCAAGAACTTGTACAAGTCAGAGTCGGGATCGATGAGCTTGCTTCTGTTTTCCCCTTCCCCCAAATGATGAGGAAACTTGAACTTGATGTCGAAACTAAGCGACTCCATTCATACTTATATGGTAGATTTATACCTCAAAGGTGGCTTTACCCTAAGTGAGGGTGTTAGGGGCTTGCCCCTTATTGGGGTGTTAGGAGGCTTGCCCCTTAAGGACAAAAAGATATGAATATCTGAAAAAAATGAATTGCTATGCTTTCAACATCACAGGCAAGTAGATAGATAACACATGCATTTCGTATTCGAGACCATTCTTCATCCGACCCTGGACCACGGGCCTGTGTTGAAGACTCATTTGCCTCCTGATCTGATTGAATCCTTGAACGAAACTGTGACAAACAACACCTCTCTTGTCCAGTCCGGTAATTTAGAAGACGATCCCGCTATTGCAGCCCTTGCATACGAGCTGCTTACTAAAGCAGGATTCGATGTATATGAACACCGAGGCCTATTGGAACGGCATTCCTACCAGCCTTCCTCAGAGGACGAACTCGTGAGGACACCTTTCTCTATCCACAAAGACAATTTTGGAGGGACAGACTGGGAAGTCGCGACCTGCATCTTCTACACTCAAAGAGACCCGTCGATTCGGGGCGGGAATCTTGAATTATACGATGAAGCGTCTGGCCTCTTCGATTGGATTCCCTCCCAGTCCCGGCGAGTCTCCGAAACGCATCGAGGTTAAAGTCGAAACTGGGCTTGTGCTGCTCATGAGCGGGGATGTATACCACAAACCCCAGGACGTATCCGGAGTGGGAATGCGCAATCAAATTCGACGAATCACCCTCTATTTCCCCTATGCCCTTATTGGTACGACACGCTCGGTCGCAATTGCCGAAAGGTAGTGGTGGAAGGAGGTGTCGATTCCGTGATGGTCCCATACCTTTGGCCGTCTCTCCTGGTCGAGTGGTAGAGCTCGAGTTTAGCATCCCAGTAGCTCTTCATAATAGGGGTCGTTTTCGTGTGATTGATACACTTGAATCGTGTCCTTCGATAGAGTTCTTCGGATACGAGATGATAGAAATCAAACACGGAGCCGATTACGGGAAGTTCGTCTTGAGAGAGAAACAGACGGATATGTTGGTCCTCTTCGGCGCCAATCTCACAACGGATGTCATCCTCGATATCCCAGGCATAAAAAACACCGAGTTCCGCGATGGATATCACATTTATCACTTCTCGCCACGACGATTCGTCGAACTAGGGGTGTATCGTAGGGGGCTCGAAGGCGTCAGGCGGCTCTTTGTGATGGGGCGACGAATCCGTTTTCAGGAAAAGGATCTGTGCTGATTGAATCTCTAACATTTGTATGATTGGCTATCTTGATAGAGACCATCTTGGTAGAGACCATCTTGATAGAGACCATCTTGGTAGAGACCATTTATCGTCATCATATTTGTAGCCGTCGCGGTCGCGGTCGGCATCGGCTTGATCGTGGGCTTCAAATATGCATATAACTAGAGGGATGCGGTCATGGGGCAAAGCCTAACATGGTTGCCGCTTGCTGCAAAGATTTTTTAGACCTGGTATATAACATGACAAACTTGAATCCAGTCGAACGATTATCCCCTGAAAAGGCACAACAAGCATATCTAGCATTTAAGCAAAATTTCTCTCAACAAGGTGGCAGACGATCGTCATCTAGCAAAACAAAGCCCAAATCCAAGAAAGCTGCTGTCGCAGTCAAAGAGAAAGAGAAAGAGACGGTAGACAGGAAAAATAACCCCAAGCCCACAAAGACATCAGAAAAGGTCCTTGTCTGTAAACGCGAACGCACAGTGTACAAGCTCGGCCGACGCAAGTTTGTGCGTGTCAAAGGGAGCTTGGTGCCACTCACCGATGCCCGCAAAATGAAAAGTTCATAAGCACGTGCCTTGACAACCTACGGGATTATTTGTAGCAACCTACAAATGTGGATGGCGCTCACATACAGGAATCTCATGTTGGAGAGGCAGATTGAGACGGTCATGGATGGCATGCCCTTAGACGGTCATGGATGGCATCGACCTTAGACGGTCATGGACCTTTCTTAGACGGTCATGTCCTCGATGCTCACACCAAATGGCGCCATGACGCCTTTGACCCCCAATTGCGGTATTTGATTTCCCTTCTCATCGGTCGACAGAATATAGCGATTCTTCGTACTGAAGGACTTGAATATGTTGTAACCCTCGATATCAAGGCGGCCTTCCACGAAATCCTTATTACGGAGCGCCTCTTTCAATACGGCCCTGTATTGAGGGTACGCGCTAAAGGGGAACCGATAGTACCGCGTATAGCAATAGTTGGCGTCTTTGCAGGCGTACAAGGGGGCATCGTTTTTGGCATTGTCCCATGAGAAATTGTTGGTCAATAGGTAGCGGCCGCTCACCTTGCTGAACGTATCGAATGTCTTATTCTCAAAGGTGCCGACGTCGAGCAACATATTCACCTCGGCGACGCTCTTGTGCGGACCATCGATGATGTGCTGTATCGAAGGTGAGGTCCTGTGCACATAATCGCAGCCCGTATCCAAGAAAGTCTGGCGCTCCTCGGGTGTAATGTCACTGCCCTCGATTAACACGGTGTATGGATTGGGAATCTTGTCCTTCACCGATTTAATGGTATCCAGAGTCTGCTGGAAACGCTCGGCTGGGGTCAAGACGCTACGTTCTCCATAGCTAAGTCGCGATTGGGCCGTATGAATGACAGACGTAATAAGCACCAGGTTCTGTTGGCTCGCGTACCCTTCGCGTTTTATGGCAAAATAGGTTGCACACGTAAGCAGGATGAGCGCCAAGGCGAACACGATGAGTGGGCTGGTCCATTGGTTGTTGAACACGCAACAGTATCGTTGTACAACTGCGTTCGAAAAAAGACTAGAAAGCCGCCCGCTCACACACTCACACTCGTTCGGCCTTCAGCTTCAGGAAAAAGGGCACCTTCTTGTATTGGCCCTTGATGGAGCTCAGGGGCACGACGACTTTGTTCACACGTATGCTTTCCGCACCTTTTCTCAGCGTGACACGGTATCGGCGGTTTTTGTACAAAACGTATTCAGGGTTTTTCGGGATTTGAGCTTCGCCGCCCTTCTTCATATCCGAAAGGTAAACGCGCGCTCCCTTGACGCGGATGTATTTGCGTTTGCTGTCGATATGGACGCGATAACGGTGTGAATTGTAGAGGATTGTGGGATGGGGACTGCCGCCTTTACCAGTCTTACTACGAGCGCTAATTTCAAACACTAAGAAAAACATATGGAATACAAAAATGTCTGGTCCTCCTTTTTCCTCTCCCCAGAGTGATTGTACATCTGGATCTCCACTAGAATTCTTGAAAAGCAAATTAATAAACTCAAAAATTCCAAGATGATCTGTATCTGTTTCTAGCGCTAATGCTTTATAGTCATTTAACAATTCTATATACCTATTTACAAGGTTTTCTATAGTCATAATTTCATCATATAGATATAGATTCACGAACTTATCAATAAGTATACTGGGTAGTTTTGGGTCGGATGACGAACGAGTATATTCGTTTGCTAATGCTGTTCTCTTCAAAGTGTGTTTTTTTTCACAAAACATGAAAATTTTTATCAACTCGTTAAAGGTTGATGCATCATCATTCAAACCATTTTTAAACTTATTTACCAGAATTACACTTTTGCATTTCTTGAATAGCCCAATCTCTAGATTATCTGCAATTGATGTGTCTTTGTTATAATTTGTAAGCACACTGTTGAATAATTTCATATAAAAAAACACATGGGCTATCATACTGTCGTCATCAATATTCTTGGGTTTGAATTGTAAACACCAATTACAATATTCTAAACATTTACTAATATCATTGTCTAACACAATTTTACTATAATATTCCTCAAAATCTTCAGAATACTTATTAAATGTAATAGACTGGACAACACTGTTTATTATTGAAGGGAGAGCTTTCTCTATTTTTATTCTAATTCTTTCAGGGTATACAGGATCATTATAAGTTAAATTGTTAATTGCAACTATTATATTTATTATATATATTGGATCAGCAATCAAACCTGCACTAAACACGTTCTTTACATTATTCAGCATAATAGCATTAAAAGTGCTCTCTTTTATTTTTTTCGACTGATTGTTTTTTTTAAAATTGACCTGTCTAAGAAAAGAGTAATAATAAAGACATAAATACAAATATAAATTGTGCTCTTTAACGTTTTCCAATAATACTACAAGCTTTTCAGGCACGTTTGCATCTAAAGTAATTATTTCATTCTGTGGAACTGTTTTTTCGTGTGTATCCTTTATTGAGTTGCTAACAAAATTCAGAAAAATATCCGACGCAAATAGTTTATAATTATGTTGCCAGTCTTCAAAATCTTCGAAGAGAAGATTAACTCCTTTAAAAATCGTAGCTAAACAATACATGATATATTCTAAACGCTTGATTTCTTCATCATTTGTATAATATGAACGATTCTCTATTGTATTCATATCGTAATAGTTTTTGTAATATGTTAAGCTATTGTACACACTTGTCACATATTCGGCATTGATAGGATTTTTATTTATTTCAAGTGTTCGAGGGTGATACCAATCATACATAGCTTCAAACACAACAGCTTTTTGAGGATTGCTTTCTACATCATAAATTTTGAGAAAAACATTATATGGATTAATAGTCTCCTTATATTTTTTTTCTAGAAGTCCTACAATTTCGTCAATGCATTGTTTTATTTTTTGGGGGTCTTCGTTTATTGTGTTTATTGCGTTCAATAATATTGGTACTACTTCTCCAATTTGGATTTTATTTTTAATTTGTTGATCTTTTCTATCTGTATTTTCAAATAATTTGTAACATTTATTATATCCATTTATTTCGCATTGCTCTCTCTCTGTGTTCCAAAAAATCCCACCCCCCTTCACAACCTTCTGCCACTTACACACACCATGTTTATTGGGAACTGACTTGTACATCTTCCCGTCATTACCTTTCTTGGTCTTGCCAGAATAATCTTTGGCAGGATAAGGCGGCGATGAAGACCGCTTGACCGCTGGATTCATTTACATAAAGAGAGACAAAGATATACAAAAGAGACATAAGAGAGACAAAAACTCCTCTCTATATCTTGGTATCCAGACCCCAAATAGCCTTAGCCAATGGAGCCAACGAGACGCTGGACGCAGTCTTCCGTTCGACATACAGCCTGTAAGACCCCTCGACACGGTGGTTTGCCAGGACAGTCTTTGTTCTTTTCGATATTTTTAAACAAGACAAGAATGTAACCAGTTACATTGATAGGGTATTTGTACAACAATCAACAGAAATCACCGCTCCGATGAATCCCAAAGGGTCGTCACGATAGCGGAATAAAAGCTGCCCCAGCTGCGCTTGTGTAAAACGGTGACTGGCGACTTGCATTATCGTCGTGTGTTTCATCGGCCGCCCGTACATGAGCCTATAAGTATACGCAACGTCCTCTCGTGAAAGTCTTTTGAACTCTACCTCCACGTCGATGCGACCGTGCCGCGTGATGGCGGGATCTAGTATCTCGCGTCGGTTCGTCGTCATGATGATCATACGCCCCGACAACTCGACGAGGCCGTCCAAAACTTCCAGAAAAGACCCCAGCGTGAGCGGCGTGTCTTCGAGTTCGTCTTTTGTATCCTTGTTGTTGACTACGATGGTAGTCGCTGCTGTAACTGCCCCGGTCTCGTGTTTATCGTTTCCCAACTGAAACTGCCGATCTCGGACGACGTTTTCCCATCCATTGCAGTCGATCTCCTCCAGCACATAGATGCGCTTGTCCTGTGGAATCTCCAGGTATCCAAGAATCTCTGTATAAAACACCTTCTCCAGCTGAGCCCGAGTCTTGATCTTGTCCATGGGAACGATGACCAGATGCCGATTCGTGTGTTTCGCGATGGCTTTGATGGTTGATGTCTTGCCCGTTCCCGGCTCGCCGTAAAAAAGGAAGCCCAGTGTATAAGGCATCCCTAAACGGTCGTAGATTCCCTTGTCCTCAAAGATGCGAAGCCGGTCTAGGATCTGATGCTTGCCTTCGAAGGAGATATTGGCAAAGGTCTTCGTCGTGGTGAAAGGTACCTTGCTCACGGTCATGGCATGAGGAGCAATGGGATCGAACGTCGGACGGAAGATGTACTGCACTTCGTGAGCTTCGAGAGCTTTGTGAGCTTTGTATTGGACGATGCACGCATGCACGTAGTCTTGGAGTATCTGGAAGCCGTGGTGACTCGACAGAGACATGTGGATATGGGTTTCTTCGGGATTTCCGCCCTTTTCTCCACAGCCTCCGTTCAGCACATGGACCGTGAGCGACACATGCTTCGTCACGTGAATATGCGTCGCTTGATTCGGCACGAGCACGTGATTTTTTTGGTGACCGACGCAATCCATGTAGGCCGTATTCACCAGGATGAGTTGCGTCGCGCGCTTCAGTTGACGATCGATACAGTGCCCGTCGGCGTTGAGACAATGGAGGATGGCGCGCATCGACAACGGGACCCTCACATCGTTCATACTCGATTGGCGATTGAAGTAAACGAGACCGCGTATGTCCATGACATGCTTCCGAAAGTTCCGACAATAGGTCCATAACGCGAAGAGCTTTTCGAGGTTTGCATAGATCTGATGCGCTACGACGAGAAAAATGAAGATCTTGGTGTCGCGGAAGCCGTTGCCGTTGAGGAGGAGCAGCGTGGACAGATCCATGGCTAGCCTAAGAAAGCAAACGACATTCTTTAAACCTTTATTTATCTTTATTTTAAAATCTTGGTTATTTTTAAAATGAAGGTTGAGTTTAGCATAAAACTCGTCGTCGCCAGTATCATTGTAGCGTATTGTGTAATCAATGCAATCGCATCCTTGATTATCTCCTATCAGAGATGGCAAGCCGGTCCAGTCATCCGCACTACAGGAAAAGTGCTCTCTATAGATCCAGATTGCGAATTTTCTTTTATTGTGAATGGCAAAGAAATCAAGGGATGGAGGAATTCACCGATCCCCATGACAAAATATACGGTTGGGCAACAGATTGACGTATACTATAAAAAGGATAACCCGGAAATTGCTACCCCCTATTGGTTTGTCGTCCCTCGATACTTGTCCATCATATGTTTCGCTATAAGCATCGTGCTATTCATCACAGCTGCTCTGATTTATTATTTGTACAATCGCAATTTAGTGTGGGTATGTATTGGCATAGGCGTTATTGAATGGGCACTGCTGTATTTTGCGACTGCCAATTCAGTCGAAAGAATTGTTTGAATTTGAGATAGCTCTAAACCCTAAAACCCTAAATTTCAAAATATAGACAATCCTTAATTTTAAACATTGATCATCTTCAAATGTTGGTAAAACCATTATGAATATCGTAACAATATAAATGAAAGTAATACCATTAGGTTTGCAATGTTCGGTTCCGGATGCGATCAAAAAAGCTGGGATGCGCATGTATTCTTATCCACTAGATTGGTTATGGTCTCCAAGTAAAACAACATACCACATATTAAGTATTTTAATAAAAGAAGGTGTTGAAAAAACAGTAGCCTATATGACTACTGGTTATACATACTACAAGTACCTTGGCAATGAACACTATCTATCGGTTGATGATGTCACAATATCTCAGATGAACAAAGACAGTGGCTTAGGCAATACTCATTTCCCAATCAATGATGATTATAAGATTAAATTAGCACGGCGGCTAGAAAGATTGTTGACGGATATACAATCAGGCGAAGACATACTATTCATATATGCCGACGCAGCAAGCCACGAACTTAATTACTATTTGGATGATATTGAATATGGTACAGATGCAAATGAATATCTATTAAAAATTCATGATTTGATTTATCCGTTGAACAATCATATAAAGATGGTCTACTTTTGCTGGCATGAAAGAAGAGGCGATGCTGATGTCATTCAATATATTCCTTATGATTTTAAAACGCATTGGCATGAAGTGAGTGAACTAATACAACAGTATTTGCTAGCAGCTTTTGTGTATGCGTAAATATCGCTTTCTCAAAAAATTGAAAATGGGCGGCTTGCGGCTTTCAAGACAGAGACAGCAAAAATGAACGTCACCTTTCAAGCTATCACTTATTTCCGTAACGAATTTTCTAAACCTACCCGCGACTATCTCAAAAGCATCCCATTCGAATCGTGGGACTATTGGGACCACGAAGACTTCCCGGACAGCTTCCTCATCTTTCATGATGCCGAGTCTAATCATGAACTCTACGTCATCTTGAATGATGGTGGTGTCGTAGCCACGCGTTTATCCGCCGCCACCGATGGACCCAACGTATGGGCTCCTTATGCTGATGAGCTACGTAAGCTGATTTCGCATCACGAAGTGCAGTTGCTCTTGCCCCTCTGGGGAGTCGATCCTTTATAAGATAGCAGCGGCGGAAGGGGCGCAGCACACGGGACTTTTCCCATGTCGTTTTCAATGCGACAAAGCGCGTAAAGCGATCACCTCCCAGTCCATAATAGACCATATGTTCTCTAAGTACCCAGCTTTATCCGACTGATAATCGAGCGCCCACGCATGTTCCCACGATCTTATGATTGCCAATGGTTTTTATCTCGCCGTCTGTGCTCAAGTAGATCCAGCCGCTTCCCTCGATCTTCAGTGATAGGCAAGTTGGTATGAGGAATGGTAGGAGCCTTTCCGGCCTTATCTTTGCCGTCGATCCACTTTTTCAGCTGGCGCACGTCGTAGCACTGCTTCTTGATGACAACTGCGTGCTCGGGCTTGATGGGCTTAAGAGAGATCATATCATCGACACCGACACATTCGGCTGCGGTCGGCTGCGGTTAGGGGCAAGCCCCCCAAAACCCCATGCTAGAGGCTTTCTCCCAGGAACGGGTTTTAGGGGGCTTGCCCCTAAGGCTTGCCCCTAAGGTGTGCCCCTAATAAAATGAGAAAAGCCCATGGCCTTTCCGGTTTTTAGGGGTTTTTGATTTTGTTTGTTTTTTGTTGTGTGTTTTTCAACGATCCAGCACATAGCGCAGGTACATGAAGCGCCGTGTGTCATAGTTGACATCCGTGGCGTCTTGGATGTCCTCCCAGTACATGGGTTTGATTGAACTCCACTGTGGCACGTATTGGCTTGGATCAACATCCAACGCCTTGATCAGCAAGGCGCGTGCATTGTAGTTGTCGATCTCATCCTCAAAGGAGGATTCATTTTCGTAAGAGCGTGCAAACAGCAGGCCTGTTGTAACAGAACTGGTTTTGGCACCTGAAGCTATGAACATTTGCACGTAGGTCATCACATCGTCTTCTGCGTCGCACACGTAACGCGACCCTCTCAGAACAGCGCTCACAAGGCCGTCCAGGCCTTCTTGTGCACTATTGCCCTGTGCGAGCAAGTGAGAGATGATGTCCGCATCTGATCCATCAGAGTTTATGTAATCTTCGTATTCTGGATACTCTTCCGCGTAGAACTCCGTGCTGTTTGCACACTCAAAGGCGTTGAAGAACTTGACCCACGAGTCATATGGAAGGGCGGCCATGGTTGCTGAGCGGTGGTTGTGCTGATTACTGTTTGCCTGTTGGTTGCTTTGAGACTTTGAGGGTTTCATATAACCCCTTGATTTTTTCAATTTTTTGTCGGGGCCAACGGAAAATCATGAAAAATTCCAATCCTATAGATAGATCAACTTTGAGTAAATCAAAGGTTTGCGAAACTGTGCGAAGAATAGATTATGCAAGAAGCTGCCGGCCTTGTTGAAACGCGGATCGCCTTTCCCGTTGTGTAGTTGATGGCGTAGTTTTTGGCCAGGTGCTCGTAATGATAATCCATACGGTCTTTTACTTTACCATGCGAAACAAAAAGGCGGTTGTTTCAAGCATACCTGATTTTTTATGTGACACTATCACTTTCTCAAAAAATTGAAAAGGTACTGAAGGCTTCAAGGAACTCAAGACGATAAAGAGAAAAATGACTACCGCTACCTTCACCCGCAACATTTCCCAACCCACCCTCGATTACTTGAACAGCCTTCCGTTCGAGATGTGGGACTGCTTCCAAACCCCTGAGCGCAACCTTGGTATCACCGAGTACGCCGACATCGAGCGCCCTACACAACGTATCTTCCGCGATTTCGAGTCCAAGCATGAAATCCGCTTCACCGTCAATACCGACGGCGTCGTGAGTGTGAACTTGCGTGGTGCCGGGGTGTGGACCCCCTACGCCGTTGAGCTACAACTCTTGATCATGCTGCATGATGTCAAGTTCCCAAACACACCCACATACGACGAAGTCCAAGTTGCCGCCTACGAGGCCAAGGTTGCCCAGCTATCCAGCATGGAGTATGCCGACCTGGTCCGGCTTTACAATTCCGTCCCTGAAGCGCCCAAACGCCGAGGACTCAAAAAGGACCGCGCCAGCTTGGTGCGCCGTTTGGCCAAGATCATGTAAGGACACTGTAAGGACAATATGGCTCAACAAAAACAAAGGGACTTTTCCCATTTCTTCCGTACCTAAAGGCACTTAAGATTTAGACGCTATACACATATGTTATCTGGCCCGCACATCATGCTCTCCGTCCTCACCCAAACCACCATCGCCACATGCGTATTCGGCCACGCGTCCTCCTTCATCGCGCTGTTCTTCTTGAGCTCCACTTATCGGCGCCTACGCCTCGTCGATAAATACGACTGGAGCAACCTGGTCTCGTCGAGCATCTTTCAACTATGGATCATCGGGTCCATGCTCCAGACGCTCATGAATACTGCGTCTCACGATGTCATCGCTTCGCGCATCACAGAACATTATCATATGCTGCAAGGATTCTTCATCTACGACGTCGTCTACTTGGCGACACACGGCACAAAATACACCACATTCATCCTGCACCACATGGGATGCCTGTACTTTATCGTCTGGTACTTGACACACGGCTATACATCCCACTGGTTCAATCTCTTGTTTCCAGTTCTCGGGGAAATCGCAAATCCTTTTCTCAGCATGCGCCGTATCCTTCGCGAGACACATGGAAAGTCGAGCATCCTCTACCGGATTAATCGCTTCATTGTCTTGGCGCTCTATTTCGAGTGCAGGATTCTCGGATTTCCTATAGCCTTAATCATGCACTATCCTGAAATCCAGGGGCAGCCTTGGAACATGTGGCTGCCCATGTACGTCGTGACTGGCGTGCTGTATACAGTGAGCCTCGGCTGGTTCTGGAGGCTGCTGAAGAGCTAGTCATCAATTAGATGTTGATCATATACATGCGGCTTTGACCATTCTCCTTTGTCCAAACCACCTCCTGTTACAAGGCTCCTTTCTGTTTTGACATGATACATAGTACCCCATGACTCGATGACTTCCAACGGAAAAATCCATCGCTCGATTTGAGGTTCTGGAAACCCAAATATAGCTAGCCACGTTCTTATAGGTTTTGCGCCTGTGAAGAAAAGCCTACAATCCAGGTCATATAGTTGACGAAAGAGCTCTTTCCACGACTGTTTCTGGTGACATGCGTTATATAGTCGTCGAATGTCCTCTATACGTTCTGAGGAGCTCAGTCCTCTTGTTTTGCTGAATTCGTCAAATGACATGTTCACAAGTCTACCTATTCTCCGTTTAGCTTTCTCATACACTTTTCCTAGCAATTCATCTTGAGGAACTGCCCCAATTTCCATATACCATGTTTGGCCTTTTATCAGAAGATTTCGAGCAGCTAGATCAACTGCTCCTCCATAACCGTGGCAGGGAATTTGGCTATTGTCGCTGAACACAACCTCTTTTATCGACGGATGCCGCTTCCTCATGAAGAGAAGCATCGCTTTTAACATCCTCTGTGTGCCTTCTTTTCTAATCATAGTCTGATTCAAGTTGCAATAGCGAAAATAATTCAACATGTCCAATACAGCGACTTTGTCAGGCTTATGAATGTTCAGAAGAATACAGGGAGTTTTCCCTTCCGGCCCCAGATACAATGCTGTATCTCTTTTTTGCAAGTAGTATTGCTCTTTCTCTTCTGTTGAACGGCATGTGATTGTCAATATATGCGAACCCATATCATAAGAAAATATATATTAACCTCTGAGAAAAACAAAGGATTTACCAGAACTTGTCTCCATACTTCAGCCAACACTCCAGTTTTGAATGCGCTTGATCGTACAAAAACGGTCGTCCTAATTTTCCATTATAGCAATTCCCGTACTCGGAATCATATTTGAGTTTGATCAATTTCGAAGTGAGTGCCTTTCGCTGTTTTGCATCGTTGACCTCGGCATTATCTAATATTCTTTTGACCTGCGCCTCCGTTAAAGTCACCTTCACTTCTTTGGAGGCGTGTTCATTTGCGTTCTTATCTACAACGGCTTTTGTTGCATTGTACATCGCCATGACTTCATCGAGTTTCTTTTTCAGTTTGTCCATTTTGTTTTGCACTGCATTCACATCTCCTTGTGCCTGCACAAGAATGTACTCGTGATTCTCAGGATTGCTGGCATGCTTTACAAACGCAGGCGTAGTTTCATATTCTCCGGTTTTGCGGTTCTTTTTCACGTTCCTCTTGAGAGAAGGGATGAAATCATCGTGTGAAGCCATTTTAAATACATTGTAAGATAAATAACAAGCACTTAAGGCCATGGTGCAGTTTGTTTCTCACACATGACGCTCGTTCGTTTTCTTCATCCTGTCAAGAATGTCATGGTCACAGGCGTCTTGCGCGGTAAGAAAATGTGCCCTCTCAATCCCTATCCTACCTGGATTGTGCGCTACTCAGACGACGAGCGCCTGCCGCCGCATGATCTCCTAGTGGGAGATGCTTCGCTGCCGCCGCTAGACATGCCTCCAAGGAGGAATGCCCCCAATCATCCTCTGAAACATCCATGTCGCACCGCCTGCAAAAAATGCAAATGCCCCATAGAGAAAAAGTGATTAGACGCAAGCATCTACTAATGCTTCTGACGCTGTGTCAGCTTCTGCGACCGCGTTGCACTCTCGGCGCGCAAGCGCACGTGCTTGGCATTGTATTTGCCCTTTCCCGCCATCTTCTCCTCGTGGATCTTGCGCTTCTCTTGACGCGTGTATGGGATCTTGAAATCATTTGATGGGTCCATTGTTGTAGGCGTTTCGTGGTCGGCAGCCAGGCATCCCTCTCAAATTTTTCAACATCGGATGTATTCAGTGCACACATAATCCCAATAATAGTCCTCAGTGTCTCCTTTGTAAAACATATCTAACTGTTCTTTTTGGTTCTCCCCATCTTTAGGCTTCAACCTATAGATACTAAACCGTATGTCGACAAAAGACTCGTGTACACGCATGAACACCTCCAGCATATCGTCTTCTACATACTGAGCCGCTCGTTTAGGAAACTCGTGCAGATTCTTCAGTTTGTAGCGGACATACTGGCGTTCAAATGCGTTGACCACAGCGCCATCTACTGCCATCACAATGCTCGAAATAACAGGCTCGTGCTGCGCAAGGTCCAGCTTTCTATAAATGCCAAAGCTTCGCCGCACGTCGATATCCGGGAGATACGCCACTATTTCAAGGATAATTTCATAAGGTATACGAGCCGCTGCCATTAACGTAACTTGCTAAAAAAGAAACGCCCACGTTGCCGCACTCGCGCAGTCGTGCAAAAATTGAATTACAATACCATTCTCAACCCGGTAACAAAGAATGATGACTCCGCCGACAATCACCCTTGGCATATGGCTCGTCGCCGGCTTGTCCACACTCCAACACCTCATGTACGCTTCAGTATTTTATAGCCCCACGGCCGCTTCCCTGGCGCGGCGCTATCACGAACAATTCATCAACCTCTCGTACGCCCTCAAACTAGATACAATCGCATACGGCATTTGGTCTATGCTTCACGTCTATGGCCTTCCGACTGTGACCACATGGCGCTTTTACTACGGCCTCGCACTGATCACATTCGGCGCGCACCTCAATTATAAGGTCCATCAGCTCCTAGGCCGAGCCCGCATCTATTACGGCTTCGAACTCGGTGTCACCGCACGCTGCTGGATCACCGCCTATCCTTATTCTGTCTTCAAACACCCACAGTACTTGGGGGCTGTTTTGCAAATCGCCGGAGCCTGCTTTGTATTCGGATTCAGCGGCGACGGATCCCCTCGCTGGGAAATACATGCACTGACTGTATATTTATCGTTGCTGTATCATCTCACGATTCAAGTCGAAAAAAAAAGGCTCCGCTTTTACTAAAGCACACGACCCGTGCCGCATGTGCTCGTTTTTTTCTCAAATAGTGTTAATATTGATCCGCTCATGACGTTTCTTGCACTAGGGGCCATATTCAAGAATGAGGCCCACATTTTCCAAGAATGGATCGAGCATTATTTGTCTGAGGGAGTCGAGCACTTTTACTTAATCGACAATGGCAGCACTGATGACTACCGCAAAATCCTGCAACCCTATATCGACGCCAAGCAAGTGACGCTGTTCGAAGATCAGACACAGCATGCACAGGCCGCCCTCTACAATAAATATTTCCAACCCATTTTGCCCACGACAACGTGGTTCATTGTCTGTGACTTTGACGAATTTATTTACACCACGGCTGAACTTTCCACTGTTGCTTCGTTCCTGCGCTCTCTCAACCCATCAGTAGGCGCCGTAAAGATTCCTTGGGTCATGTTCGGATCCTCCGGACTGATCGACCAACCTGCTTCGGTGATCGACGCCTTTTTATTGCGCCAGGACTACTCGACCCCTGTTGCGAGCAATGTGAAATGCATATACAGAACCACGGCTATCGCAGGAGACATGGATATTCATAGAAGTGATTTGAAACCTGATTACACGATGATCTATGCGAACCGACAACCTACTCAGAATTTGGAGGATACGAGGATAAAATTGTCAGAATTAGAAATCGCTCAATCTGAAATACGCATGAATCACTACGCTGTTCAATCTAAAAGCTGGTTCGAAAATGTGAAGATGACTCGTGGAGATGTGAACGCGACAAAGTACGACAAATCCCGCAACGATGAATACTTCAGATCATACGACTTTAATGAGGTATTCGATGACGCATTATATTTGAAACACCATGCGCGTGCAGAGATTGAGCCTTTTCAACAGCCAATGATCCTCACTCAGCTCATCTCTCTTTTCAACAAATATCCCATTGATTCGATAGCATGCTGTGCGACTTATCTGACCACGTGGAGCATACTACTCGTCGTGCTACATAGATATACGCATAAGCATATAGACTTACTCTTTCTATGCACCTATATAGCAATATGTGCTGCCTACGTATCTTATATCCACCCTCGCTATTACCTCATTCATATTAAGCCCGACGACCCTACAACGACTGTGAAGTTTGTAACTACAGATTCCGTATTCAATATGGTACTCGATGCATGTGTTCATATAGCACCTTTCGTATTTGTAGCGTATTACTATGGCGCGTATTATAACAAGCGCGGTTCGTCACTGGCTACGCTAAACGCTATCGCTTTGATATTATCATATTGTGCTATTACCGATATGAAAAAACAATATGAAATCAACGACGGAGAACAGTATGTAGCTCTCGCAGCTGTCGTGTCTCTCGGCGGGCTCTTTTACTTGGCTCGCATGACCCATAGCACATAGATGAGTTGACCGAGCGAGTTGTATACAAAGTCGTCGAGGCGTGGCATGAGCATATTGTCGTAGGCTACGTCCGGGCACGACGTCGTGTCGCCGCTGGTGTGGCTGCGGGCCACGTATTGCATCAGATACCATACTACACCGATGGCAAATATCTGGGCATGGTCCCATGCGCTCACGGGCTTCATGATGAGACAATACCCGAAGAAGATGATGATGTGCAGGATGTTCCAAATGCAAAAGCGCATCTGGAAGAGCGTCCGATTCATGATGTCACCGCACTCTTTGCTGTCACTTTTCGCAGTCGCGATCCACTGTGAATAGGCTTCGATGCCGAATAAGACGATGACTTGCAAGGCGAGGATGCCGCCGAGGTACCAGTAGAAGCGGCGCATTGCGCGCTCTTTGCTCTTAGTTTAGGGGTAGATAACTTTCGAGAAATAGTAGTGTCTGCGAAGGCACAAATCCCATTATAATATATACGCATATTTTACATCAGACTCGCTCTATATTGAACCATAGGGTCTAGGTAATACTTATCCCCGCCGTTTGCATGCACCAATTGAGGCGTCGCGCCTCTGAACGTCACTTGATCCCCGTCGTGGACAAGGATCTCCCTCTCATCTAGGGCTACACAGTTCAGGAAGAGTCGATTCTCGTGATCGAGGGTGATGAGATCTGGGTGAGCCAAGTATTGATCAGTCCAGAATATTTGATCATCCTGGGCATCTTTGTACTGGTAGTCTCGCATACATGCTCGCAGCGCATCCACGCGCCCGATAAACATCCCGCTGTTCAAATACGGGAAGAAGTGTGTTTTGTCCGCCGCCGGGTAATCTGCCGCGCGTGCCGGGATAGGCGAACAATAGACTTCAGCTCCAAAGACGATCGGCTTTCCGAATTCTCTGTAGCGCTCTAAGAGCGTCTCCAAGTTCCCGCAATAATAGACATCATAGGCATCGGTGAAAAGCACGATATCATTTGGACTGCGGTCGTCGTCGAAGATAAAGTCATATACCTCGCGAAGCTTGACACCGAAGTTGCCGCTGAAATACCATCCGATGTCTCGGTCTTCTTTCATTCCCAAGACGGTCAGCATCTCACCTTTAGAAGCCACTGTTTGCTTGAGAACATCGAGCACAGGATGTGGTTTTGTTGCCACCGTGATGTAATAAAATCGTGAATACGTATCGTTTCGGAAGGTCTCGCGCTTATTGCTAAGGAGGATGGCGCCGGCGATGACGACACATGTAAGCAGAAACAGGATCTTTGTCCAGTCCATTAAATTACGATTATTTTTAAATTTTTAGATTGCCCATTATGTTATGGTATATGCGGCAAATGTTTATATGGGCAATGTGCAAAAGCCAATCCTCATCGAAGCTGCAGTGCATAGACCGACGACTCCTAGCTTCGGTTCTGAGTTGTCTGTCTCGTCGAGCAGCAAAAGTTCGCAAGCCAGCCTCTACACCAATGAGCGTCTCAGCCGCTACAGCGCCGAAGATCTGGACCAATTGATCTATTCGGCCAAATAATATGGGTGCTTGAAAAATTGAATCCATCATTCTCGTTTTAGGGATCCCAAAATGGACGCACTTATCGACGAGTACAATATTCTATGCAAGTTCCTGAAGTCAGAACAACGTAAACATGAAAAACTAGAGTGCATCAAGCGAATGTTTGACCTGGGTCAATTTCATCACGGCGGGGCACCGAGTAAACCCGCGACAGACACAAACGGCGACGTGGCAGCCTACCTGGCCATCTGGGACGCGATTCTATGCGGCGGCGGACCCTTGGCGCATCAGCCATCAATCAATGATTTCAAATATGTATGCCGCTTGACCACACACTCTTCGCAACTCCTTCAAGAATACGCGCTTCACGTCGTCAAAGCTCAGCTACGGCATTGGCCCCAATTAGCATCGACATCGGCTCCCACGGGAGCTTCGACGCTAGTGCTGAACGAATTGCGCACTGCTTCTTTGAATGCCCCGCTCACGGCAGACATCGTTTACGCGGGCCTCGTTGGTCAATGTGTCGGGGGGTGCATCACCTTTCCGCACACAGGCACAGCTGGGCAAACCCCTGCGGACTACGGTCAATGCGGAAACGACGCACGGATGGCCCGAGAAGCGTTCATCGCATTCTCGCAAAACAAAGGGCGCCTCGACCCTCTCGTCTACGCCCTTCGCATGGCCTATTGCATGCGTTGCCGCACATCAAATGCGGCCGTCGCGATTCGCAATGGTATCCCCGCGGACCTCTCTGGCTCTGTGACAAGCACGACCAACGCTTCGGCGGCACGTTCTGCCCCGATCGGATGGCTGCATCGTTGGATCGACATCCCTGGCAAATCGCGCGTGTTCTCCGCCATCACGCATGCCTCGCCACGTTGCAAAGACGGTGCTATGTTGATTGCCCTCTCAGCACACTACGCCGCCAGTACGCGTCGTTATCCTTTCGATCCCCGTCATTTCGTCAATGCGGTTTCAGCGGCAACGTGGCAGTCCGATTTCACGACCTATCTCGATGCGCTCCTCGACCGCTATGAGGCAAAAATGTTCGCCCCTGGTGTATTAGATTGGGTGATCGAGCAGGGGCTCGCTTATGGGGAAGATGCAGGACCTGACGGGACTTTGAGCGATGGCGTTTTGCAGAGCACTCTGTGGGCAGTCTATTGCTTCATGCGTTTCCCCGACGATTTCGCCGCGTGCATCAACTTGGCGTCGCGAGCTGGCGTGGTCGCCACTACGCACACTATAGCGGCCATGGCCGGAGCTTTATGTGGCAGCCGTGTGGGGATAGACGGAATTCCTCAAGCGTGGATCGATCCCTTGCACGATCAAGGAGATTGGGGTCCTTCGAAGCTACGCGGTGTGGTCGATGCGTGCATTCGCAAATGATATGAGAAAAGCAGTGCTGTGATTTGTTTTTTTTGTTTTTATATCTGAGTCCACCCTTGTGGGTACCCCATCATATATTCCAAGAACGCCACGTTCGGCACACACACTTTGATAGGCTCTGCTCCTGGGAGGATGCTGTCCACATAGGCACTTGTCTCCTGGCAATGCACCAAGATCGTCGCGAGATCCTTGGATGTGCGCTCGGTGAGCCTCGACGGACGCACGTTCCCGTGTCGCGGTGTCGGGTAGGATGTGCTCAAGCGCATAGAACCATCTGGCAGACGGATCGAGTAGGCGGCTTTGCCGCCGCTATCACCGCGTAGGCGAGTCCGCCCAGTCACAATCGGCATCGGGTACAGAGCTCCGCCGTAGAGGAGGCCTTCGTTCGTAAACGGGTAGCCCATCTTTGACAGCGGTGTCTTGAAAGGCTTGAGCCCAACAGCGATCTTGTCCCAGCGCAGGGCCTTCTCCACAAGCTCGTCAAAGGCTGCGCGAACGACACACGGGACCACGCTGTTACCGAGAGTCGCAGAGCGAGCCGCCCAGTCTTCGCACCAACTCGAGTCGATCGCAAACTCGGGCTTGAGGGACACTCGTGCTGGCACTTGTCCCTGTCTCTCGACCACAGAGCTCTGACGCTGCAGCCGCTTGACATCAAAGCCCCCGCGAACAGCCAGGCTGAACCACCGCTTGCGCTCGTGCAGCGCCCCCATCTCCGCGGCCGATTTCATGAGCCAATAGGCGCTGAACCCACGCACAGCCAGCTCCTCGATGACCGTCTTGAGCCCGCAGCGCAGGATGTTAGCGACATTCTCCAAGAACAGCACATGGATCCCTGGGCACTCGTCCACGAGACGCATGATCTCGTAGAACATCCCGCTCCTCCCCCCGACCTCGATGCCCTTCCCCAACCCGATCTTGCTGATATCTTGGCACGGGAACCCTCCGCATAGCATCTCGGGAATGTGCCCCGCCTTGATTTTCAGGGTCTGAATGTCGTCGTGGATAGGAGCTGTATGCAGTCGCCCATCGGACATCCGCGCCCGCAGAATCTGCCTGCATAACGCATCGATTTCACAATAGAGCGCCGTGGTGAAGATGTCGCTGAGCGCGTAACTGATCCCACCGATCCCGCTGAAGAGATCCAAGCACCGGACGCTGCCGTCGCTTCTACCGCCATCAGCCACATACTCTAGCTCCACTTTTGGCTTGGGCGTCTTATCAGTATGCACCCAGCAAAGCGTCGTCCCACTGCAAGCAAACGACTTACACTTGAGCCCGAGTCGCGTGGTCCCGGAGCAGCGAGGCATGGTGGCTCATAGCTTTGTGAAAAACGTTCCTTGCACCAAAATTCTTCAATTTTTTGCGGGAGCTTCGAGGGAGTGCAAAAAAATGAGAAAATAGACGTGCCCCGCTCTTTCAAAAGCGCATCTCGTGCTCATCTATATCACGTTTCTTCGTGCATTCACCGTAAATGGCTGTCGGCAGACATGCAATAATGAAAGGTAGCCTGACTGGCAAACATGCGAGTGTACAGAATGCAGTGCAGCACAGGTCTTCATCTCGATATGATGGATATTTAGTAATTGCAACGTATTTGAGGTCATCAATGGATTGGGCGCACATGGCTGGCAGAGGCTGCTGGCGTTTCGTCATCTTTGAGAGTGCTGGAGCCCTCGAGCAGGTTCAATTTTTCAAGTGCTTTTCAGGGTTCTTGTAGATCGATAGATGTATTCTTTCGCAAGGTCAAAGAGTCGGCTGCGCAACACATCTTTTTGCTCGGGGGTCATGGTTTCATCAAACTCATAGTCGTAACATGTACTTGTGAGATCCCAATCAAGAGGCTCGCAAACATTTTTCATGAAAGTATCGAGCCACTGCTTTATCATGACATGTCGAGGCTGTTCACTCTCCAGCAAATTGTTGGTAACAGAAAAGAAAGTGCGCTCGAGGGGTGGAAAAATAGTCTGTAATACATTTTTGCAAAGGTCAATTTGCCACGAAGAACCATCATGGAACTCCATGAAGTCATCTTTTTTATTGGTCTTGCGTATATTCTGGTTCTCAGGATATTTATCGTCAAAATGTTTACGTACAAGCATTTGACATACACCGGATGTTCCACTTCGTATACAGTTCAAAATGAATTTCTGCATATCTGGAGAGATTTCGTCCTCTAAATGCCGTACGTTTTCTTTTCCGATCGCGTTGATAGTGATGTTGACTGTGTTATTGTTATTTGTAGTCACGTTATTGCTGTGATTCATCGTATTATTGCTATTGGTAACAATGCTGTTGCCGTTGCCAGAAGGAGTGGAAGCTGAGACCACCAGCTGTGGCGCCACTTCCTTGGCTTCAACAACTTGACGCTCCTGACAAGAAATCGTTTTCTCATGACGAATGCGGTTGCTCGTACTGATAAATCGAAGCCCACATTTTTTGCATTCATATGGAGATGTTCCATTGCATCTCCCTCTATGTAGAGCAATAGCCTTAGAGTTTTTAAATTCAGTTTTACATTTTTGACAAAAATACTTAGAAACTTGAAGACTACTTGTTTGAATTAAAGAGACTGAATCTGTTTGTACTTGCGAATGAGGCAGACTGTTTGTAGGACTACTTGAGAATGAAGGAAATTTGTGATCAGATTGTATAGTAACAGTAGGAACCCCAGTAGATTTACAAGGCTTTTTACGGTTCATATGTGCTTCAAAGTTAGATTTTTGGCTAGCTACATAGCCACACCTATTACAGGTATATACTTTTCTTTTCATTTTACTTTATAAGTAGATTATTTCTTAAGTAAGTTACTTATTTTACTTAATTAAGTTACTTAATTTACTTAAGTTTTTCAAGTAGGGGCGGGGAAGACTTGTTTCAAAACTCGAAATTCTGCTCGGAACCTCTGAATTTTCATTAATGTAAGAATTTTAATACCATATATCGTAATCTACAAAAACATTTTAGAGAACTTGCAAAAAACAAACGCTAATAACCTACTTCATACTGATCTGGTCCCTATCAACTGCCATGATCATCCCAATCATGTCGCGATCGAGCTTCTCGGGCATAAGCGCAGGAATGAAAACGACCCTCGACTCGGAAGGTGGTGTGAGATCGCGATCACGGACTTCTTTATTGGATAGCAGCGAGCAAAAGTAGCTCGTCTCCTGGTTTTTTTGCAAGCACTCGTAGAATCGCCAGTGAGGAAATTGCGGGGCGGCAGCACCGTTCATCGTAGTTTACTCTTTTGTACACACAATCTTTTAAATGCTCATAACATATGGTTTTCGACAAAGAGCTCTGTGTTTTTCCTTACCATATCATCGTAAGGGTATTCTTTATCAATCGCATCTTTCAGAACATATTGATATGGTAAGGCCGCCTCTTCTTTCGTCCTGTAGGTGTGATGCCACGACTCGACGACGGGAATGCTCTTGCACATAAGTATCTCGTAAAATCGAAAAGACCACGGCGCATCACCGCGTGGACATAATACATAGCGACTCTGGCACATCGTTTGAAAATAGAACTCATTGTCTTTTACCACACGGAACTGGGCTTCTCTAGCTGTGCAGCTCTTTGCATTTTTAGGGCAAAAGCCCAGGTTTTTATGTGAATAGTCGTAGTCTCCTAGCAAGGCCCAGGCTGGATCATTATCGGTATTGATAAATACAGAATTAGATGTGAAGTGCTTTCTTGCAAAATCGATAACCCAACCTCTTTTAGAGGGTGCTGTGTTGATTGATCCCATGAAGCAATAATCACGAGTTTTCGTCGAATCTAGACAAGATATGTCATCGCAGTACTTTTTCGAAAACAGAGCCATGGGTAGAGTGTGGGTAGCAAGCGAAGCATCCATCCCCTTCTCAGCGAGTGCTTCTTCCATGTGGTATTGCAATCCCATACATCCTTGACACCAACCTAGATCTAACTCTGTCATTTATTTTACTGGAACATTTGAAATGGGATATAAAGACGAGCAACACCATACACTGTGTAAACCCCAACCCATGAACAACACCCTATTCAACAACTACTATCCTGTCGCTAACAACCCCGTCGACAATGCCTTCGCCGAGGCCGTCAACACGATTCCATTAACCTGTTTTACCCTCTGGATGATGTCGACCGTATTCGCACGCCCCCACATGCGCTTTTGGCGATACATGGCGGTAGGCTCAGTTGCCGCGATCGTCTCGAGCATCGTTCTCAAAGGAACCGCCACATACGGCTGCGACTCGTATCGGCTCACGCTGTGCGCCCGCCCCAACGGCTTCGACAATTACGGGATGCCCAGTGGCCATACGCAGCTGGCCGTCTTCTCGACGCTCTTTCCCTTTCTCATCTTCCCAGACGGGTACACGCTGTTGCTGGCCGTTTCCTTCAGCACCTATATGGGATACACGCGCGTCGCCGTCTTTCATATGCACACGGTCCTACAAGTCCTCGCCGGCGCTGTCGTCGGTATCGTGCAATCTGCCATCACAGCACACCTCTATCTAACGCCGGCGAGCCAAGAACATGCATATGAACGATTGAAGGAGCATTTGCAATAAGAGCGTGTTTTCGTCGACAGCTTCATCATCGTCAGCTTCTTCGTCGTCAACGACTATATGAGGAATCTCTTTATTCTTTTTCCCGCCGCATGGATCAAGCCATCGCCTACGAACAGTATACATAGCCTGATTGCATATATTTTGACACTCGAAAGAAACACACCAACCGATAAATAATACTCGTACAATTATAATGGGTTACACTTTCCCCTTTTCTACATGCGAGATCCCATCCGCCGAAGGATCTCTCGTAGCTCAACCTGCATCTATGAGCATCAACTTATTCTCCACGGTCGCCCTTTTAGCTGCTGCGGCTTACGCACAAACCACGCCTCTTCGCGTGACATTGGCATCTTACGCCCTCTTCGAAGCATGGCACACGTGGTCTCACATACAGCATCAACCTGGGAACACCCAAAAACACGTCGTTCACGCTCTAGGGTACGCGATGGCTTTCAGCACGCTATGGATGATTCAAGCGTTCTCTCGTACCACACTACCGCCCGCTTTCTTGATGGCATTAGGCGCTCTCTGTATCGCAGATATCGTCGCACAATGGGTCACCAGCGACATCCCTATGATATTTACAGGGCTCTCTATATTTGCATGGATCGTCCTCGGCAGATGGAGCGTGTTCCCAAAGAGCGTCAAAAGAGCAGTGCCCTGGCTCATCGGCGGCCTGGTACTCCTTCTAGGATTATTCATCAATGAGGCTCAAAATTGTCAGAAGATGCAAACTGCACATCCGTTCCCGTATCACGCCGTCATAGAAGTACTCGGCGCGGTCCTCTTTATCTCTTTAGCCCTGGTATGGCTGGAATGGGAACGGCAAGAGACCTTCTAAAAATTTGATGACATCTCTTGAAAACGATGCCTGCAAGTAAGACAAACAATGCACGATATTTCACCATTATTTTGGCAATTGATGCACAACATCATGACTTTACGCGAGGAAGACCTCATGAACACGCTCGAATACAGGACGATGTATCTCTGTATTCAGGACCGGATTCCACTGGGCATCCATATCCACCAGCTCGCCAAAGACTTTGAACAAATTATAGAGATCCAATACATGCGTCCTATCGAAGGCATCGATTACCGCGACTCGTACGTCGTCGCCCTCACTATAGACGAGTTGATGATAGGCCTGCGAGACATGTTTGATATGCTCGACGACGATCGCGGGACCTATCTGGCAGCTGTGATCCGCAAGATACAGGACACGCAGGATATAAACAGTCTTGATGAACAGATGAGAGCCTTTGGCTTGTAAATAATCTTCAATCACTCAATTACCTTTTCCTCTTTATTCCATCCGTTCTATAAAAAGCTAAAAAGGAAGAGGGGGTCGGCCAAAAAATTCTCAAAAAAAATCGAGGGGGGGGGTCAAAAGTGGCTATTACGAGAAAACTAAGGGTCTTTGAAACTGTATTACGATATATGGTATTGTTTTTGTATTAATCCTTGAATTTAACGTGCAAGTTTTTGCACTTTATTGCACTTTATTGCACTTTTTGGTACTTTATTGCACTTGACTTTTTGGCATGTAAACGACATTTTATTGACATCTTTTTGCACTTTTTTGTACTTAAAAGTTAAACCTCTATTATAGTTAATTAGGGAAATGACCAAGAAGGACCCTTATACGTGTCCACGATGTGGCTATGAAACGAGCCGCAAGGCGTCGATGCGTCAGCACCTATATCATCTGACGAAGGCCTGTCCGGGGACGAAGAGGAGCCTCGAACTAACAGAAGAGGTGAAGCTCGACATACTAGAGAACCGAGTCTATCATGTCAAAGACGATGTCAAGATTATGAACCAGACGATCAATACGTTTAATACTATGAACAACTTTATCGCCAACATGGATTACGTCGACAAGATCACTAAGCTCGCCAATTACAAGCAACTGGAGATCGTCGATTTCGAGACGAAGGTTGAAGACGAGTTCATGCGCACCGTGAAGAAACTTGACAAGGATTCCTTCAAATACGGCTTCTCCCTCAAGCACCGCGATTTCATGGAGATCATCGATACGCTGACGAACGCGCTACGCGGAGACAAGCGCGACGAGTTCATCGAGCACCTGAACTTTATCTACGACTCGAAACGCAAGCGCATCCGCGTATACAATTCCGGAGAGAAGTGGGAAGACTTCCTGGTCAACGCGGGCTTGAATTACTTGATCGGCACGATCGCCAGTTATTACCTGGAATCGTATGAGGTATATCTCATTCGGAAAATCCATGCCACAAACTCGACTCTATGTCAACAATCGGAGCAACACAAGTGCCTTGAGGATTACTACACCTTTTTGGCCTGTTTCGAGGTGGACCCTTTTGTGAAAGGCAAGTACGATGCGCAGATCCTCTACAGCAAAGACACTCCAGAGTACGACGAAGCCCCCGCCCCAGGGGACATCGACGCATACACCATTGTCGATAAGTTTTCGAAGATGTATACGCGCATCTACGACTCTCTCACCAACGCTCAGAAAAACAACGTCCACAAAGAGGTCTTGGACATTATCAAGTCCAATACACAGAATACGGTCACTGAGATCGACAAAGACATTCTGAACTTGATCAATATCGACGAAGGCTTCAAGCTAGAGATCATGGCGTAACCGTAGCTATATAAATGTATTGTAACAAAAGTTAGCAATATGGGGAACATCATTCATGCTGCGATTCACGTGCGCGTTGCACCCTTGCATCAAGATGCTCCTTATTACACCTTTGAAGAGCTTATGTGGCCAGAGCAAACACGCATCTACAGCCGCCGAGTTCATCCAGATGATGATGTGTCAACACAAGCGTCTGATACAGATGAGCTCTAAACGAGCATCTCGTACAGATGAGCTCTAAACGAGCATCTCGTACAGATGAGCTCTAGACGAGCATCTCGTAAATCTCGCAACCCTGAATCAAAATACGGGTATAATTCCCTTTTATCATGACTAATAAATGGAGCGACGACAAGGCATCCAGCATTTCTTAGATCGCACCTCCGCAAAATACAACACCCCTGAAATCCGCAACATCTCTTTCAACACCGAGGATCGCGGCAACGAAAACACAAACGCCAAGCAATACTCGATGTGCTACAACAAAAACATCCCAGAGCTTGAGAAATACTGTGGCGTTGACTGGGTCTTTTATCATTGGCCTTCTGCCAGCATTCGATCTTTTGAGACCACGCGCGACGAGATCATCGCTGCCTCCTCTCAGCCACCAACGATTGACAAAGTAGGCTGGTTCGGGAATATCTATTCACCTCTCAGAGATGTACCAGAGTACAAAACGCGCCCCCTGCTCAAGCAGATTGGCGATGCTAACCCACATCTCTTTGACATCCAGCACATCTCGCCACATCACGGAGTCATTGACTCTCGCATTCCTAACTACACATCTCTCACTGATTTGATCAAGTATTCGTCGCTTATCGACATCGGTGGCAATGGTTATTCAGGCCGCCTCAAGTTCTTGCTGTACTCAAAGCGCCCCCTTCTCCTCGTCGACCGCAACTACATCGAATTCTTCCACAATGACTTGCAGCCTTATGTCCATTATATTCCTGTGCGCATGGACTTGTCAGATCTCCTGGATCAAGTCACATGGATGAAAAATAACCCACAACAGTGTCGTGATATAGCTCAACACGCTTTCGAGTATGCGACGGCCCATTTCACAGAAGATCGGCTCCTGGACCGCGTCTACTCAGTGTATCAGGCCCTCTTGAAGTAATCGATGCCCACCAATGACCCCTCGGAAATGTACTCGATACTCGCCCCGCCTCCCGTGGACACGTAATAAAACCGGTGCGCAAACTTGTTAGCAAAGCCCGCCGTATCACCCCCGCCGATGATGACCTTTTTCCCCGCCGCTGTCGCTTGAATGAGCAGCATCATGAGCGCCTTGCTGCCTCCGCAGTAGAGCCCGTGCTCAACGACTCCCAGAGTCCCGTTCCAAAAGATGATATCATTGACCTCGATCAACTTCGCCAGTTCGACCATGCTTTGCGGACCTATGTCAAAGAAGTATTTGTCCGAAGCCAACTCGGCGCCTGTGCTATATTCGGCCACCACCCCATCCTTAAAACTCTGCCCACAGTACCCATCATGCATCACGTGCACCGCGGCTTTGTGGCTTTGCACGTTCCCCAAGTATGCACACATTTTTTCTTTCAGCAAGTTGTTCACATTACCGCCGGCGATATACACATCGTTCATCTTTTTCGACAGCGCCTCGATGAGCGCGAGCTTGTCGTGGACTTTGGCTCCGCCGATGATCGCCAGCATGTTCGCGCCTTCTGCGTTCTCTGTCAGAAGCCGCAGCGCCGCCATCTCTTTCGCCATGAGGTACCCGTAAGCCCGGTCCACCGTCTGAACCCCACAAATACTGAGGTGATCCCGGTGCGCGCATCCGAAGGCGTCATTCACATAAAAATCGCCCATCGCATTGATCACAACCCGTGCCTCGTCGTCTTCGCCATAAGCCCTATAATTGGTCTCTTGGTCGTGGAAGCGCACGTTCTCGAGCAGCAAGAGCCTGGGCTTATCGGCCGCTTCGCACGCATCGATAGACGCAAGGTCATCCAAGGTCTCTTGCGTCAACCCCGCCCGCAAAAAGACGATGTCACGCCCAACGATCTCGATGATCTGCGACAAGTATCCCTGCCAGCTGTATGTCTCATCGCGCCCCACGGGCCGACCAAAATGGGACACGATCACGACGCGCGCGGGCCTGTCCCTCAACACCCGCTCGATGGTCGGTAGCGACGACCGAATGCGAAAGTCGTCGACGATCACGCCATCCTTCACAGGGACATTCCAGTCGACGCGCAGGGTGACCTTGCGGCCCTGAAAATTATAGTTGTCGATGAAGTACTCGTGGCTTATTTTCTGGAGAGGGTGGTTTGATTATAATGGTCAATTGTGCCCAGTACTTAAATCGTTTTCTTATGGAAAAAGACATTGCAAAAATGAAAAGTGCAAAAATAGGTTCACCATCCGTGGTATAGATGTGGGCAAACCATTAGTCGAAAATGGCCAACTGAGAGTCTGCAGACTCGTAGTGCCATTGACTTTTTCTGAATCGGTGTTGATAAATCACAGTGCCCAACATCCAGAGATACCAATTTCAAGATACTATCACCCCATCTATCATCCCATCCTGATATTCCGGAATCGCTGCAACACCGCCGGGTCGTGTGACACGACTATTACTGTTGCGTCCTTTGCCATATGATCGATCATATTGAAGAACAATCGTTTGGTCCCCGCATCCAACGCCGTCGTCGGCTCGTCCATGATCAGCACAGGAGGAGCACGTAGCAAGAGGCGCAGCGCCATGACGAGTTGCCGTTGCCCCCCGGACAAGTTGTTGCCGTTCTTGCCCACGGACCCACCTAGCCCCCCGATCGCCTCAAACTCGGGCGCCAGTCCGAGCTGTTCGACCAAGCTCGCCACATCTTCTTCGCTTTGCACATTGCCGTAGCGAATGTTCTCCATCGCGCTCCTATTAAACAGCACCGGGTTCTGGGGCACGTAGCCAAAGTGGCTCCGCACCTCATGCACCGCCATCTCGCTGTACCACTTCCCGCCGACATAGGCATCGCCGCTAGTGGGCCTCAGGAACCGCATCAGGATTTTGAGGATCGTCGACTTGCCGCTGCCATTCTCCCCGGTGATGACCACCTTTTCTCCAGGCTTGATGTTTAAATTGACGCCGCGAAGCGTCGGCGCAGTCGCACTCTTATACATAAACGTCACGTCAGATAGCCCGACGCCCGGCAATGGAGACGCTCGGGAGTCTCCTACCGGCCCGCCTCTCGCCGCCGCCACCGGCTTGTTCGCCTCTAACATGTCTTTTGTACTCACAAGCATGCCTGCATCCCACAACGTCCACTGAATCATGTGCGCAAACCACAGCAGACTTCCTGTCATCGACGTGAACATCAAGAACAGTGCGACAAACGTAGCTGTCTTCATTTTTCCTGCAGTCACCAGCCCATAACACCTGTACATGAAGAACATGAAGAACCCTATGACCAAGCTAAACGAAAGCATCTTCCGCCACACCCCGCAGAGGATGAGCCGCTGATAAGCCTTTGCAAACACCGACTCTTCTCCTGCAAGGCGCTCGATCTCGTCGTCTTGTTTATCGGTGCTGAAAATAGACATCAGATTGCGCATGATCTCATCAAACTCTTCGTAGACATGGTTATACGCATTCGACATGTCGACCGCCTCCTTCATACAGCCTCGAGCCGTAAAGTATAAGTTGCAAGCCACTAACAAGACGCATGCAATCAGACCAATGCCAAGCATCGCGTCTTCTCTATAAAAGTAGGTCGCGGCGAAAGCGAACGTAAACACGTACGGTACGATCGTCTCTTTGACCCGTTTGAACCAGCTTAAGATAATATCGGGGATGGACACGAACCGAGAGATGGCATCACCGGTGCTGCTCTCATCGTAGTTCTCATCGTACATATCCATCACTTTCTGGGTCAAGTTTGTGTGTACAAACTTCTGGAAGGAGGGGTTCATATAAGAGTCGTGAAAATCATAAAGCAAAGAGAGCCCCTGCACAAGCGAAAAGACCACGACCACAGCAACAAAGTAATAGACCACGTCCGACTTTTTCTCGATGGCTCCAACGAGCTTTCCGTAAAGATGTGGTAACAATACGTTGTTGATAGGGACATTGGCCATGAACAAGAAGCTGCTTGCAGTGAGCCATGGATGAGCTTTGACATATTCCCAAAGAAGTTCTGCAAACATATCTCGCCTCTCTTGCTATTACTTTCAACAGAGAAAAACATATCCGTATTTACTAATGGCGTTAAAGGCCGCAAAGTACTTGCGCAATGCTGAATGTGTGAAAACGCTGGGACCTGACTACGAATATGGGGTCGATGTGTACCAGCACCGTAACGCAGCGACATTTGTGAAAGAGGTCCCTATGGACGTCAAAGATTGCGTCAAGGCGGGCCCTAAGCCACCGGATTCCAATCGCCGCTATTTCAAAAACGTCCAGAATCGGGAGCAGTGCGCCAAGTTGAAGGGCGTATGGCACCCCGACGACGTGAGTCGGGATAACTACATCGACGATGGCGTATGCTGGACGAATCCTCGCGACGCCCAGTGCCAAGTCCACGCGAATAAGATCATTCTCGCCGAACGTGCAAAACCGTCGGGCACGGTCCCTGTAAGCGGTCTGCGAGCTCATTCCAAGGTCGCCTGCACGCGAGACCCCAGCTGCACCTGGCTCGACAAAGAGGAGGATTGCGCGAGCAAAGTCACTTTGGAACGCGCCGCGCAAAGCAAGCCTATCGTGCTTCCGACCTCGTGGCCTCGCGACATCACACGCGCCTTCAATCCGCTCGTCAATGCGCCCAAAGGCTTGCCCCCTAAAGACTTCGCGCATTACTTGGAGCTCTACTTCTCGGGCGCCCTGGACCAGAAGCCCCCGCGTTTCAATCCCCTCAACGGCGTCGGCGATCGCTGCAACACGCCACAAGCCGCTGCCCAACCCCAAGAGAACCTCCTCTCTATGCACCAGGCCGTCGTCGCGACCATCATGAAGGGGATGGCGACCAAGCCCACAAAAAACCGAGGACTCCTCTGTTGGCACAGCGTCGGCAGCGGGAAAACGAACACAGCGATGGCGATCATGGAGGCCTTCTGGGATACGAAGAAGAAGATCGTCTTCACGTCGTCGGTCGAAGCCCTCGCTAACAATCCTCCTATCACGTTTATGGAGCTCGCGCTCAAGTTCTTCCCACGATTCCAGACTCTGACAGAGCACGAGCCGGCCCCCGCCAAAAAACTGGACATCGTCAAACAAGCTTTCGAGGATCGAGGCGTGCAGTTCATGTCCTTCGCTCAACTGGCCCACTATGCGCTCATCGCGCGCCCGCTCAAGATGAAGAACGAGGCCCAGAAACTCCAACACCAATTCTTCTTGAACGACACGGTGCTTATCATCGACGAGGTGCACAACATCTTCAAGCCGCTGCCGACGCAAGCCCTCGAGCACAACGCTCTCCGCAAATTCTTGGCCGACTACAAGAATCCTTATACCAAGGAGCTGCAAATCGCTATCTTGACCGCGACACCAGGAGAGAGCCCTAGCGAAATCGTCGACCTTCTCAATATGGTCCGCGACAAGACCGCCCCACCCATCGTCGTTCCAAACTTTCAAGACCCCCAGTCGATCGAGTATTGGAAGGTGACGATTCGCGGCCTCATCAGCTACTTTGATATATCCAGTGATTACACCAAGTTCCCGGTCGTCAGTCAGGCCCCCGAATACATCTTGCCTATGAGCATGGAACAATACCGGCGTTACGTAGAAGCGTATCGCACTATGACGTCCGAAGTGACTAACTTTTCCAGGTTAGAAAAAGAAGAAAAGCTGACCAACTACCTGAAGCCGGCACGCAAGTATTCCAACATGCTCTATGATTACGAGAAGCCCATGCAGGTCTACGAGTTCAGCGCCAAGCTGGCCCAGCTACTCAACACGATTGCCGCCCACCCGACCGACAAACACTATGTCTACTCCCAGTTCTATGAGAATCGCGGGTACGGAGGCCAAGGCGTCTTGGCCATTGCCAAGTTTTTAGAGGACCAGCACTACACGCGGCTCACTATTGCCGAGGCGATTCAAATCAACAAGTCAAAGACTCTCCCACCTCTAAAGCGCCGTTACTTCCTCGCTACCACGACTGAGCTCAAACACGGAAAGCTCACAATGGGCGAATGCCTACGCGAGCTCCTTCAGGTTTTCAATCACCCACAGAATAACCATGGCGACTACGTACAGATCATGCTCGCCTCCAACCAGTTTAACGAGGGAGTCGATCTCAAGGCCATCCGACACATCCACATCTTCGAGCCTCTCTTATCGGCCAACAAAGAGATCCAGACGATCGGGCGTGCCTCGAGATATTGCAGCCACAAAGACCTTAAACGGTCTAAGCAAGAATGGACCGTGACAGTGCATCGATATCTCTCTGAGTTCCCTGGACAGATCCAGATCATGGACATTGACGGCAAACGCCAACAGGCCTCTGCGTTCGAAGAAGATGTTCTCACCAGAGAAGCGGATTTGGCCGCTATGAAGGGTCAACGTGGCCCGGAGGCCAAAGCTCGCCGAGATATGATTAAACAGCATGTAGCCGAAGTCAAGGACGCCCTGAAAACTATCAAGGCCGAGATCAAGGAACTCGAGGTCCTGGATCCGTCAAAAATTAAAATGGTAGACCCGCTCGTGGTGCGCGAAGTCCGTGACCGCTACAAGAATATCGGAGTTATGCTGAAGGCCATGAAGGCCGCTAGCGTCGATTGCCGATTGTTCAGCGCCTTTCACAACGCGAGCTTGACAGGAGACAACAAGTATGCATGCTTATAACCCTCCATCCACTCCCTCATTTTTTCCCAACATCCTCCAGGATCTTGTCCACATCGATCCCCCTGCGCTTGAAATAGCGGTTCACGTTCTTGTCCACCTGCATCTCCAGGATTTCGTATACCTCTTGGATATGGGCGATCGCCTTGCCTTTGCTATTGCTCTTGATAGCCGCATCGATCTTGCCATATAACTTGTTTGACATCTCGAGGGGCAGGTTGTTATCGAGGACCGTACCCAACCGGGTCTTCCAGTCGTCCATATTGGTATGAATCACGCCCATTGCCAGCTCCTTCTTGGGCAGTCGCTCCAACATTTTCCCAATGACCTCGCATTCTCCCATGATCTGATACATCTTTGCTGCCGGGCTACTAAACAGCGGGTATAGCTTGACCATATCCGCGTTCCGGTGTTTCATGACCAGAAAGTTCCATATGCGCTTCGAGAGCTTCATCGCCTTGTGCAACAACGGATTCCGATAGTACTGAATATCGCGCAACAGCGACTTCTCGTAATTGCTGATTGGCTCCGTCAAAAACACCTCTTTGCCGTCTTGTTTATACGTAATCGCATACCAATTCGTGATTTCTGTGAAGCGCCCACCGATGTGACACCACACATCAATCTTGCAAACACTCTGTTGAATGATGGCATCGACCAGCGTCAGCCGCGTGTTCCGATCGATGCGCTTCACACCGTTCGCGACATCCTCTGTGGTCCATCGGATCACCGATTTCTCATGGACGACCGATTTCAGCGCGAGAAAGTCGTCTACCCCCGGTTCGTCCAAGATGAGACCGAGCCACTCTTTGATCTCCTTTTTGTCTAAGAGCCCTTCTTCATACAGACGCCGGGCCTCTTCCCGGATCTTCTCCGGTTCGTAGCCGACGAGCGTCGAGCCATGCAACTTGCCGATGTCAACCTCATAGCGGGTATCTGTGCCGACTTTAAGATCCCCGAGCCATACCATCGTCGTCTCATCGACGGCCTTTACGATGGCTGCGATGCGCTGAGCCGCCGTCTTTGCCGCCGCTTCTTTCGTCGCCTCCATGCGAACGAACTCGAAGAGATCGATGTCATTGGGGTATTCATGTACCGCGTACTTGTAGCTGCCGACGACGTGAGGAGGGAAAGCCGGATCCAGCGTGATCATGTCGATGATGCGCACGACGTCATAGGGCATGGAACTCGTGGGTCGAGCACTGGCGATGCGGAAGCCAGTTTCTTTCAAGTTCACACGTTTTTCGCTCATAGTTATTGTATACGTACATTATTTGTAAGACATAGAATGCGATGATTAAAATTTGAAAGAGTGATTTCCCGAATCAGATGATTGATTAGCTTTAAGAAGATGTATAAATCAAACGTCAAAGTGGTTCCGATGACATTAGATCCTAAGCATATGCAAGTTCCTGTGCATATGCAAGTTCCTGTGCATATGCAAGTTCCTGTGCAGATGCAAATGAAAGAGCCATGTTCTTTCCGACCTCATTATTACGATGACGGAACCGCATGTTGTAGGCAGCGTGCGCTACGTGATTGGACCCTTGTCTTTACGCTCGGTTGCACGAGCCTGCTCAGCTGCTGCTGTTGTTGTGGCGGAGCTTGCGGTAGACTGGTTCCACCCGAGGTCTTCTATGAGAGTGCCGATCCTGCCATGAAAGAGGTCTTAACCGATCCGAACCGCCAAAAGATGTTCTATTGCTTACAATGGACAACTATAGGATGCGCATCGTGCTCTTACAGTGTACAATGCTGTGGTTTGTGCCGTGGGTTTTGCGGGACTCTTTCACCGGCTGGATTGATGGAATGCACAAGGTCTAAGAAATAGACACAAAAACACATATGAAACAGAGGTGTGTTTTTCTCTTTTATTTTGCTTCCGTTTGATGTACTTAAAAACATATCAACATAATATAGAATAACCTATGTCAAAGAATGCCAACCTCGGTGGCCGCGTCAAGAGCGATGCTCTCTTTGGACCACCCACATCCCCCACAGGCATTGTAAGAGCTCCAGCCCGCTTGCAGGAAGAGCCAGATGCGCCGTTCCACATTCACCGCACCTCTTCGCGGTCGACATTCTCTGATGCTGTTCGAGACATTCCTGATGCGTTGTGGGAGCCCGTCAAGTATCTTCCCAACGACCCCAATTCGCTTCAGGACTCTGTTAAAAATCACTTGGAGTATACCCTTGCTCGCACCCGCTTCAACTCCGACGAACGCTCATGCTATCGAGCAGTCGCCCATTCGATCCGCGATCGTCTCATGGAAAGCTGGAACGACACGCAGCAGCACGTTACGGAAAAAGATGCCAAGCGCGTCTATTACCTGTCTCTCGAGTTCCTCATCGGTCGCGCTATGCAGAACGCGCTCATCAACATCGATCTTCAGGGGCCCTATGCCGCTGCGCTAAAGCAGATGGGGCACGACCTCGAGACGCTCTACCAAAAAGAGCCCGATGCTGCCCTCGGCAACGGAGGCCTCGGTCGTCTTGCCGCCTGCTTTATGGACAGTCTCGCGACCTTGGATTACCCTGCATGGGGCTACGGTATCCGTTATAACTATGGCATCTTCCAACAGAAGATCGTCGACGGGCGCCAGGTGGAGCACCCCGACTACTGGCTCACGTTCGGCAACCCCTGGGAAATCGAGCGCCGCGACGTCGCCTATCCTGTTCGCTTCTATGGCCGCATCAATCGCTACAAAGACGAACACGGTAACAATGTGACTCGCTGGGACGGCGGAGAGACGGTCATGGCCGTCGCCTATGATAATCCCATCCCCGGGTTCGACACGTTCAACACGAATAACATCCGCCTCTGGCGTGCTCTGCCGACGAGCGAGTTTGACTTCAAGTCTTTCAACGACGGCGATTACCTTAAGGCCATTGAGGCCCGTCAGCGTGCAGAGTACATCTCATCGGTCTTGTACCCCAACGACTCGACCCCCTCTGGCAAAGAGCTGCGCCTCAAGCAACAGTACTTCTTTGTCGCCGCTACCCTCCAAGACATCGTCCGTCGTTTCAAGAAACGCACGCGGTCCTGGAAGGACTTCCCAGAAAAGGTCGCGGTCCAGCTCAATGATACACACCCGGCTATCGCCATCCCTGAGCTTATGCGCATTTTTGTCGACGAGGATGGTCTTTCATGGGATTTAGCATGGGAGCTGACACAACAGGTCTTCGGCTACACGAATCATACGGTTCTTCCCGAGGCCTTGGAGAAATGGAGCGTAGATCTCATCGGCCATCTGCTGCCGAGACACCTCGAGATCATCTATATGATCAACCACCATTTCATGCAAGATATGGCGCGTCGATACCAAGGGGATCATGAGCGTATGTCTCGCATGTCCATCATCGAGGAGCCCACAGACCACAACCCTCATAAACTTGTACGCATGGCCAACCTCGCGTGCGTAGGATCTCACGCCGTCAATGGTGTCGCGGCCCTGCACACGGATCTCGTCAAGAAGACGATCCTCAAGGACTTTGCAGAGGCGTGGCCTCAGAAGTTCCAGAACAAGACAAATGGCGTCACTCCTCGGCGCTGGATTCATTGCGCGAACCCTCGTCTCTCGGCACTCATTTCGCGTCACCTGGGCTCGGATCGCTGGTTGACCGACCTCACGGAGCTTGCGCATCTCAAGGACGCCGTCACCGTGGACCTTGTCGAGGAGTGGGCCGCAGTCAAGCACATGAACAAAGAGCGCCTCGCCTCTCTCATCACGCGTGCTACGGGAGTCACAGTGTCTCCCAAAGCCATGTTCGACGTCATGGTCAAGCGGCTTCACGAATACAAGCGCCAGCTGATGAACGCGCTCTATTGCATTTATCGCTATGACAAGATCAAGCGCATGCACCCGTCGGAGCGTACCAAGGTCGTCCCTCGTGTGACGATGTTTGCAGGAAAGGCGGCCCCAGGTTACGCCCAGGCCAAGCGCATCATTAAATTGATCAACAACATCGCGGACCGCGTGAACAACGACCCGGAAATCGGGGACCTGTTCAAGGTCGTGTTCATCCCCAACTATTGCGTCTCGGCTGCAGAGATCATCATCCCTGCTGCGGACCTCTCCCAGCACATCTCGACGGCGGGCACAGAAGCCTCGGGTACGAGCAACATGAAGTTTGCGATGAACGGGTGCCTCGTGATCGGCACCATGGACGGCGCCAACGTGGAGATGGCCGAGGAGATGGGTGCCGACAATATGTTCATCTTTGGCACTCGTGTCCAGGATCTCCATGGAGCTACCCAGCGTATGCGCAATGGCGGCGACGAATACCTCGGTCGCTTGCGCCCTATCTTGAACATGATCTCCGATGGCCAGTTTGGCGACGCGTCGGAGATGTACCACATCGTCAACGCTCTCACCAACGGCAACGATCATTATCTTCTTGGTGCCGACTTTGAAACGTACATCTTGGCCCAGGAGCGTGTGGATCGCACGTATCAGGATAAGGATAAATGGATGCGTATGTCGATTCAAGGAGCGGCTTCGATGGGCAAGTTCTCCAGCGATCGCACGATCCACGAGTACGCAAAGGACATCTGGGGATTGACCCAGTGCCGCTTGCCGAACCCGCGCAAAAACGAAAACAACTTACACGAGGCCATTACGGCTCCAGCTGCAGAATCAGTGCCATTACCAGTTACAGAGCCTCATCCTCAGCTACCGTTGACACTAGAGCTTCAGAAACCGCTGACGCCAGAGCCACAAGAGCACCGCAAAAAACAGAAGTCGAAGGCGTCTTCGACGCCGTCCACCTCGGAAATTGACATTGCTGCCCTCACTTTGTAACTCTCCTATTGTGTCATTGTACAAAGGCCCGTCGAAAGAAGTGAGCGTTATGGGGGTGGTCATGCTGGGGCAGAGCCCCAGGACCACATCCCCCATTTACCAGAACAAAATCCTCGCCCCCGCCCGATGGAAGTAAAAGCTCGCCAACCGCTCGCACAAAAACGGGTGATACGGGTAGTAATCCTTCCCGAATATGGACACACACCGCTCCTTCTTTATTTTTACAGGGTATCTGGAATCCGACCAGAGCTTCTCTCGGAACTCACCATCGGCCGTGTCCAAAACCTCCTGCGCCTGTTTATAAAAAGCCATGTAGCGCTTCATCCACGGCACTTTGGCGATCCAATAGTTCCCGTAGAATCCCCTTATGTTGTGATCCTCGGCATCCCTAGTCTTATACCCAATCGTCGTCAGCCATTGCGTCCACAGCTCAGAAAAGTGCTCATGACAACAGTCGGCCTGTTTCAGCAATTGTGTGCCCGGCTTGGTGTGATAAAATGCGACCACGTCGTGACCCGATACCTCGAGCCGCTTCGCGAGCGCCTTCACATCCGGAATCTTTATTTTCTCGGGTGCCTTGTACGAGATCGTCCCTACGTAATCGACCCCTTCCCACTCCGCAGCTTCTTTTTCTAATAATTCGCTATACATGCAATTTTCGAGGTACAACGACGACGGAATCACGAGGATCGTTGCCCAATCAAACCCTCCGAACCTTTCGACCGCTAACTTCTGGGTCTCTTCATCATAGCACAGTACGAAGATCCGTATGCGCATTTTTTTCTTGATACATTTGATGCTCGATCGTTGTAATTACTAAAAAATCCGGCGATTAATTCCCAGTAATGAAACATATTTTTTGTTTAGATCAATATATGACCACACCATCCTTTGTGACCACTCTTTTTAAGAACTCTTTTTAAGAACTACCCTGTCGACGACCCTCGGTGGCACGTCTATACACAGAACGCCTTTAAGATATGTATCAAGTTTACAAACAAGGGCGCCCCTAGGCCTATGACAGAGTATCGACGCGGAAACGACGGCTCCATCGAGGTCGACGAAACAGGTAATCATAAGGTCCTGTCTACCGGAGAGACAAGGTGGATCGCCATAGAGCCGAGTAGCAAAAAGTTCAAGTACGAGACTCATTGGGGCGCTGCAGCCTATCCTAAAAAAGTCGATGATGCAAAGAAGGCTTGGCAAAGATTGGCCCCCGATGAAGTCAGAAACATCGCTAAGCGAATCCACGCCGCAGGCATGGAGATTCCATTTCATCAGATCGCTGCAACATACGTGTCATTGCATGGAGGAAAGCTCGATGCTGTCGAGGCTCGTATCCGCCAAGGCATCCAAACCGGCCAGCTCAAGATCCCGCATCTACGTGTGATGGCACCGAAGAGTGTCGCAATCGGCATCATCAATAAAAAACACAGCATCGGCGCTTTCAAGGCGTTCCCGACGACGTACGGTGATGTTCCCTTCCAATCAGGTATGCTTATCCTTGTCAAGCTGGACTGGAACGCCTATCATCGACGCAACATCTTGCGCCTCTCACCCGAACACTTGATGTATCCTATCGACGCTCCAGCTGTCAAAGCCGCACTTTGGAAACCTGTGCCAGCCGCTGACGCCGCTGCGATCCAGCGCATATTGGAGCAGGCCAAAGCCGCATCCTCTTAACCTCCTTTCTTCCACACGGTATGAAAGTCGTGTCTGTCGTGGATCTTGACAAAGCCCGCCTTCAAAAGCCCGCTCTTAACAGCATTGTAATTGCATTTACTGGGCATGTCGTGTTCAAAAGTGATCATCTTGAGCTGTTGATACATGTGGGGATTCTCTTCGAAGAAGCTTTCAAGGCAGCCTTCGCAGTCGGCGACAAGCGTATCGAACTTCAAGCCCGTAGCTTGCTCGATGCTGTCCAGCGAAAAAGAGGGTACGTCAGATTCCCCGATGACCCCGGTCATCGCGTACCCATCTTTACCACCGTTCACAAGCGCCAGCTGTTTGTTCGAGATAAACCCCCTTAATGTAGAAAACTGGCACTCATTGGCAATCCGATTCTTCTCAAGCGCGTCCCACACAGTCTTATCGGGTTCAACAGACACCTGATTCCTTGGATTTCGCAGCTGTTTATTGATGGCGCAAGAGACAGTGCCGTAACGAGCACCGAGCTCCAGGACAACGCTGTCAGGGTCGATGAACATCGTCGCGATCTCTTGCTCATCCGTTTCTGTCTTGGAGATATCAATTTCATCTCCCTTTTCGTCTACAAATCGCATCTTATGATCTAGAAAAGCTTCGCTACGATAGTGCATTGCTGCAGAGCCAGAGCATATCAGAATCAGGATACAAAAACAAACAATTAATAAGACGTCAAAAGGTCTCATTCTTTATTTAATGTAACATCTATATTTTTAAGGTCTGAAGCTTGTTTTCTAAAGCTTGTCTTCTGAAGCTCATTTTCTGAAAAAGGTTTTGAGCTTGTCCTTGTTATAGTACGCTGCCCCGCATCCAGCCCCGATAAGAATCAGCAATACAATGACAATGAACACGGTCCCGACGTCGTCATGGCTCCCAGCATCTGCCATCTGCGCATTCGCATCAGCAAGTGCAGCAGCGTTTTGTTGTGTCACTGGGGGTGTAGGTTGCAACTGTCCAGCAGTTTGTGCAATAGCTTGAGCGGCTTGGGCCATAGCCTTTGCTTGAATTGGCGACATCGTGAGTTTGGGAGCCGTGACCTGTGCCGACTGCATGGTCGCCATGGAAGCTACTGCGGACGGCACTGACGCCGCCAAAGCGTTCACAGCGACATCGTGCCCTTGTTGAGTCATCTTGATGTAATTCGATAAGAAATTACGCCCTTGCACGGAGCTGAGTGCAGTCTGAAACCCTTGCTCGTTTATCTGCGAAGTATTGCCACGTTGTACAACATAAGGCGTCACGTCGATGCTTGTAGCTGCATCTACTGGTGATCCTAAAACATTTTGACTATAACCTGTAAGCCCGAGGTCGTTGTTGCTCACAGGAGGTGCTAAAGGTGCACTAGGCGCCATTGATGGAGTAAAAAGACCCATCATGGTAGGAGCTCTCATGGAGAGTGTCGAGTCAACTGGGGCACTGCTTGAGGGACCATAAGATACCGGACCATTGCCTGCGGGACTGCCTATGGGGCCGCCTACGGGACTGCCTACGGGACTGCCTACGGGACTGCCTACGGGTCCTCCAACTGGGCCGCCTGCGGGACTGCTTGCAAAAATCAATCCTGGTGTTGCCATTTATGTAACCTGATTTTTATTTTTCGACAACAATCGCATGTTTTCCATATAAAAATAAATCAAGTATTTATAATATTAAAGCATGTCGAAGACAGCAATCTCTGATTTGCAGACCAATTTTATAGACACTGCCACACTGTCTAGCAAAGATGGCCAAACAAATGCAACAAGCAGTGGCTCGCTAAATAAGTATTATGGCATTCGTATGAATGGCGGTGAATACAATAAGGTGTTTGCAGAGAGTCGTCCAGGGAATTTAAGTAGCATGAATGGCAAAAAAGAATACAGAGCATGTCCGTCTGGATGGGAATATGGCAATAGTGATGGGAAAAAAAACACTTGCTATGAAGTTTGCAATCCCGGATACACCGGTTATGACGACACGTGTTATGAGAATTGCCCTGGAACATCAGGAAGTTTTGGATTTTCTACAACGAGCGTATCTGATCTGACCTGCACATCAACAGCCTCTGTGTTTACAAAAGAAACACGGCGTTCAGATCAAGGATGTCCTCAAGATCAGACTGAGCCTGATGATAAAGTGAATGGTAGATGCTTCGAAGCTAGTATTGGTAAATGGTATTGGAACGACTGCCCTGATAGATGGGCGAAGATTTGTGGGTGCTGTGATTGGGGATGTAAAGGAGGAGATTGCATGCCTGGGCGTTATGAAATGAGATGGAGTGGTTGTAATTGTCACAGGGATCTTTACAAAAGATGCCCAGCTGGTTATGACTACACGAATAACCACGATACGTGTCGTAAACAGGGTTGTCCAGCAGGAAGTGCACCTTACACATGGACTGACAGAGGTGACACATGCACCCCCGATAGCTACACTAAAAAAACGTATTCTCGCGCGAAGACTGCCAAACCGGATTATTCATTCTCTCCGTACAAAACCACTTAGAGCTTTGCCAGCGTCCGACACAGTTGTGCCACATAGCTGCTCTCGTTATCGTACCACGCGACCACCTTGACGAGGGATCCGTTCGCCTTTGTCTGCGTCGCATCGAACAGCGAGCCTTGAGTGATGCCGACCACGTCCGAGCTCACGATCTCGTCGACGTTGTAGCCGAAAGAGTCGTTGCCAGAAGCGGCTGCAGCCATCACGCGATTGACTTCGTCTACAGTCGTCGAGCGTCCCACGACCGCGACGAGCTCCGTCAAAGACCCCGTGACGACTGGCACCCTCTGCGCCCCGCCGTCGAGCTTGCCCTTGAGAGATGGCACAACGAGCCCGATCGCCTTGGCAGCACCAGTCGAGTTGGGGATCACGTTGCATGCGGCCGCCCTGGACCGGCGCATATCGCCTTTAGGGTGCGCGGCATCGACGAGCGCCTGGTCGTTCGTGTAGGCATGGATCGTCGTCATGAATCCGCTCTGAATCCCGAATGCGTCGTCGAGGGCTTTAGCCATCGGCGCCAGGCAGTTGGTCGTGCACGAGGCCCCAGAGACGACGGTCTCGCTTCCGTCCAGCGTGTCGTCATTGACACCAAACACAATCGTTTTGAACCCATCGGCGTCGCCTGTAAACGGCGCCGAGACCAGGACCTTGCGGGCACCCCCGTTCAAGTGCCCCACAGCCTTCGCGGGGTCCGTGAAGAAGCCGGTGCTCTCGACCACAACCTCTACCCCACCCTCGCCCCAGGGAATCTCTCGCGGGTCCTTAACCGCATACACCTTGACGACGGCCCCGTTGACGATCAGGCAGTCTGCGCCAAAGTCTACGGTCCCCGCAAACCGCCCCTGCGCCGAGTCGTACTTCAACAGATGCGCGAGCATCTTAGGGCTTGTCAGATCGTTGACGGCGACGACGGTCACTCTCATCTCTAAAAGCCGCCGAAATACGAGACGCCCGATGCGCCCAAACCCATTGATGCCGACTTTGCTCATGTGATAATATTGCTAGACTTATATGTGTGGCAAAGGTTTAAATCGTTTTAATGGGGGATGCTCGGCATGCGCCTCACCACCGCTCCTACGCAGCGCCCTCATTCATAGGTATCAATATAACGCTTTTGATCGATGATATATTTTCCACCTATAAAATAAAACCGAGGGCATCATGTCGTTGTCTTCCGACAGTTTCGGAAGCTCGAGTGACAAAGACTCCGAAGCGGCCAAGACCGCCAAGTGCATCAGCGAAGTCGCCAACTGGAGTCAGATCAAGCCCTACCACATGTTTGACAAAGACGCCTTCATCCCCGAGGCAGTCCTCCACGACCTTCCCACAGCGTCTCCCAAGATCGACGCCCTGTTCAAAAACATCGAGTCCCTTGACGCCGCCGACGCCGCCAAAGGCGGCAAGATGTTCAAGCATATGATCTTCTCCGGGACCGCGTCCCCCGCTTATGGCACCAAGCTCGTCCTCTCGGTCTTTGCCGCCAAAGGCTACGAGCTCGCCTTCGAAAACACCGCCGCAGGTCTTCGTCACGTCCCTCTCGAAGCCCCTTCCAGCAAAGCCCGTGTGACTTCCCTCCTCAGCAAACCCATCTACGGCGCCCCTATGAGCTCCAAGTTCAAGAAACACACGCTCGAGATCTTCAACCGCCGCCCCGACAACGTCCATGGAGAGCAGGTCCGCTTCATCTGCCTCGACGGCGGCTTCCGCGAGGGCATCGACCTCTTTGACGTCAAGTATGTGCATCTCCTCGAGCCGACTCCAATCCGCGCCGACGAGAAGCAGGCCATCGGTCGCGGCACCCGCTTCTGTGGCCAGAAAGGACTCTTCTTCGACCCCAAGGCCGGATGGCCCTTGCACGTCTATCGCTACGAGTCCGCGATCCCGCGGTCCGCCAAGCTCGGAGCCGAACGCTTCTTGGACCTGCAGCTCCAGTACAGCGACATCGATGTCCGCGAGGTCAACTTTGCCAACGACCTGGAGCAAGCATCTGCCCAATCCGCAGTCGATCACGAGCTCACGAAAGCGATCCACGAATTCAGTATCAAGTCGGGGACCTCTCATGCCCAAGAAGCCCGTCGCGCCTCGAGCCGCTTGGCCGCCGTCGCCTCTGTCGTCCCTCCCAAGATCATGAAGCATGCCGAGATAGCCTCGTTTGTCAATAAGTACTACAAGAGTTTCGTGTATCCTCCGGCCAAGCTCGAGAACGGGTGTGCCCAGCAAGGAGGTGCATCATGGTCGACCCTAGCTCACTCTCATGAAAACGTCGGTAGCACTCCAGAACTGTCAGGGTCGATCGCCGCTCCAAACTATGCACGTGCCGCTGACGTCTCTTCTTTCATCATGCCAGGATCTGGACGCGCTTACGCGGCGGACGCCGACACAGCAGGTCGATCAGCCCCCGATCTCGCTATTACCAATACTTCCCCTCTCTTGAACCAAACCTATTTCTCAGAGGGCCGACAGGACACATCCGTCTCTGGCACCGATTTCTACCACACTGCAGAGCACGCTGCACACGCCTATTACCAGCCGTCGCCTCTATTCCAACAAGACGGTGGAGCTGGAACCACTCCTATCTCCGTCAATTTCACGCCGTCGCAGGAATTTGTGCGCCACTACTTCCAGCCTCCGAGCGCCTACAAGGGTATGTTGCTATATCACGGCGTCGGCGTGGGCAAAACCTGCAGCGCCATCGCCACAGCCTCCACGTCCTGGGAAAAAGCCGGCTACACGATCCTCTGGGTTACGCGCCACACTCTCAAGGCCGACATCTCCAAGAACATGTACAAGTGGGTGTGCAGCGTCCCGATGCGCGAGCGCCTCGCCGAGGGAAAGAAGCTAGGCAAGGCTTATCTTTCCAAGCATTGGCTGCTGCCGATTTCTTATAAGCAGTTCAGCAACATGCTGCTCAAGAAGAACAAAATCTACGCCGAGATGGTGCGCCGCAATGGCGAGGCAGACCCCTTGCGCAAGACGCTCGTCATCATCGACGAGGCCCATAAACTTTATGCCCCCGACACGCCCGCCCCCGAGAAACCCAATACGGACATCCTGGAGAAGATGGTCCAAAAGTCGTACAAAAACTCGGCCGCCAACAGCGTTCGACTCCTTCTCATGACTGCGACGCCCTACACCAAGAGCCCGGTCGAGATGATGCGCCTTTTGAATCTCTTGCGACCGGCATCCGCAGCCCTCCCGACGACCTTTGACGATGTCATGGACAGGTACCTGAACTCCGAGGGCCATTTCTCCACCTCTGGCCGCCGCAAGTTCTTCGACGATGTCGCGGGGTATATCAGCTACTTGAACCGGTCTGCGGACGCACGCAACTTTGCGTACCCTGTGATCGAAGACGTGGTCATCGAGGCTTCTAATGTGCGCCGTGTCTCTGAAGTACAACGCGAGAACCGCTACAAGCTCAAGATCAAAGAGCTCAAAGCCAAGCACAAACTGAACAAGAAAGAGGGCAAAGAGAAGTGCAAGCAGGACGCTGTTCAAAAGCTCGAAGCCGCTCTGAAAGCCCAGGAACAAGCTCTTCAAGACGCTCAAGACGTCAAGACTGCCCAACTCGAAGAGTGCTCCACCCTCCAAAAGCCCAAAGAACGCACGGAGTGCCGCAAGGCTGCTCTCGAGAGTTACAAAGATGCCGTCGCCGCTCAACGCAACGCTGTTAAAGAAGCCAAAGACACCAAGAAGACGGACCTGGAAGAGTGCAAGAAGCTCGGAACCAAAGCCACCGTCGATGATGCAGTCGCAGCTACGGAGGCCGAATACAATCAGCTTAAAGCCGACAAAAAAGAGATCACCGCAAAGGCTCGTGCTCTCGGAGAGGAGTATAAGCAGATGCGCACCGCTTACAAGGCAGAGGCCGCCGAGAAGAAAAAGGAGTCCGCTCCCCTCAAAACACTCAAAAACGTCGAAGAACGCAAGCGCCGACGCCGAGAGATCACCGCCAAGTACGCGCACCTCAAGGCGCTGAAGCGCGACGTTGAGCGCTCACGTTTGACCAGAACGAAGCTGAAGAAACAGGCAGAGATCGTGGCTGAGAAGATCGGATCACGCGTCCCTGCCGACGTCTCCCAGGAGCGCCAGCTGTCGAAGCGGTGTAAGATTATGAGCCATAACGTGATCGAGGCTGACCGTGAAGCAGCAGAGGCCAAGCAAGTCGCTGCGGAAGCCAAGGCTGCTAAGTTGGCCAAGGCTAAAGCCGACTCCAAACAAAACGAATAAACGAAAAATTGATTTGATGCGATTCACCCTCCTCGCCTCCAGACCCACGCGCAATGCACATCCGCCATTTGTTCCCTCTCATTTCCAAGGCTCTGGATCGCCATAAAGGCGACTCAAAGACCCGCAAACGCCTGCGCAGCTATTACGATCTCATCCGCGAGATCCTCGAGGACCGCGAGGCGTCCCACAAAGTCGAAGACTTGTCGTATTACCTCCATCCAGATGACGTGAGCGGGATTCTAGACGCATGCGGTCTGCGTCCTCGCTCTCCGTCCTCGGAGGAACAGGATATGATCGACGTCCCGCAAACCCCAAACCCCACCATCGAAGAAGAGTTCGAGATCTTGCGCGCCTACAGCCGTGGGATCCAGGAGCGGATCGTCGAACTCCACGCGCTTCGCACGCACCAGCGCCCGTCACGAGAAGAGTGGCAAACGCTACAAAAAGACTTGGATGATATGAAGGAGATGATGGAGTCGCTCAAATTGTGGGATGTTGGGGGTGGCCTCGCCAACCCAACCCCCCAAAGCCCCCATTTAGGGGCAAGCCCTTAAAACCCTCGTTGGGGGATGTTGGGGTTGGCGAGGCCACCCCCCGCTAGACATCAGAAAACGGATGTTGAAGATATCATCTTACTTTTTCTTAGAAAGTTTCTTGGAAGTCTTTTTAGAAGTGTGGATCTTATTTTTACATCCTCCTCCTTGAGTGTTTTCATCTAGCGTCAACGTGTAGACGAAAGGGTTTATCCCTTTAAATGTCTCTGTTTCTAAATGTTTTTGAATTTCACCAGCGACCTGTGATGAAGCATATTGCTTCAGATTCCAACTCATCACGGGTATTGCATTTAAAAGCGTCAGTGCATTTGTATCTGCGTTTACAAAATATATGTGGTAATTAAGATATTCGTTTATTAAAGTGCTACTGATTTTTAAAGTGTTCAAAGTGTTTGAATAATATATAGAAAATTCCGGTTCCCTTTTTAGCTGTCCTTTTTTTGAATAGGTATAAAATAGATTACCTACATTTTTTTCAATAGGTAGTTCTCTGTTATTTCTCTCAATTGTAATTACGTTTCGGTTCGGTTTCTGAACAGAAATATTAGGTGGCTTTGAAATAGTCTGTTGAGTAGCTAGAGAAGTACTTGTAAGAGCTGGCGGCTGGTTGGGTTCGCTGCTCAGCTTAATAATCTGTACATTCTTTTTCATGAAATTTGCCTCCTTGGATTTTCCAACTTGCACAGGATCTGTCTTGTCATTTTGTCCAAGTGACAGGTTTTTTGAATTATCATTTTCTTCCATACTACCTGGCAGTCTTGTATTCGTATTCACAATCAAATTTTGATAACCTTTTTTTATACCAGTGCTTCCGCGAGTCTCCATATATATTGTACATATTTTTAAGAAGGACAATCACAATCACAATCACAATTACAACAATCACAATCACTTCCACCTTCACAACAATTTGTTGATGAAATGTCGTTTATATCAAGAACATTTTCATTTTGAAATGCATTAGTCACAGTATCATTTATTTGTAGTGATTGAACTTGCTCTTGCATTTGTCCTGGCATTTGCATTTGCATTTGCCCTGGAATCATAGAGGTGGCTTTTACAAGACTGTCTAATGTAGCTAATGTATATGCATCATTCGCCATGTTCATTTCTTGTTGTGTAAAGAAATCATTGTATTGAAACGTGTTGTCAGCACCAATATAGTCATCAAATTTATCCCCTGCAAGACTCTGGGCGATATATAGTTTTTCCTCTTGTAATTTACTTGACCAATAGCTCGACTTCGACAGCGCTGTTTCATTTTGAGCTATATACCCCAATAGTGTTTTTGCCAAAGATGTGGTGGCGGCTTTGTCATTTTGTGACTCGAGTTTCAGGAAAGCATTGAATGACGTTAAAAGTTTCATGTCTTCATCAGATAATATTGGATCTTTTGTTATTTGGTTCCATAGTTGATGATATCTTGTAATTATATTATTTACCCAACTTAATTGCTGGATTTTGTTTAGAATTATATTGTCAAGAGTTTTAACCTCTTGTATTTCCTTACATTGATTAACTGCTGCATTATAAAAATACTCTACTATAGTTAATATATGAGCTCCTCTTTTTGTATTATTTATTAGCGTATTGGCTTCAATGTAGGTGATTATGAAATATCCTAAGTATTTAATCTGTTGTGGGTTTTTCTTAGCATTCTCCACCTGTATTTCTGGAATATCAGCTTCAAATGGAGTATTTATAGTAGGAGTTCGCAGTTGATACCGAAACATGTCATACAACATTTCTAGATTGTCTTGAGGGGTATGATCGCCGCCCTTTTGAATGACACCTTTTCTTTTTCCACCACGAAACCAAGATGATGTCGTTGCTGCTACTGCTTTCTTAGTAAACGCTTGTATAATTTCATCCAACAATCCAAGCAATTTTTGTCTCAAAGCATGAACGTCGTCGTTCAATGCCCACAACACATTTTTAGCAATCATGGCCACCTCTTTAATCGTATCGTTGTAGTTGTTTCCTTCACCATTCAAATATAGTAATGCACTTGATAAATCTTTATCCGGAAAAATAACTTGACGAACTTTTTGATATTCCGGATTGTATCGATTGTTATTCGGGTGCCTTACTACCCCTAGTTTTGTCATGACTTTTCCTAAATCATTTGACATCCAGTTATAGAATGTTGCAGCCCGTTGTATATAGGACAATTTTGGTTTTTGTATTGAATTTTGTGAGTCTGTTGTCATACGGAATTGTTGATAAGCTGCTATATTCATTTTAATCGTGCTTTCTACTACTTTATCCAATTCTTTGTATACATCTTCGTATGTAATCAACTCGCTAGGTGGATTCCCACCTTGTCGTTTTTTACTAGGTCGTTTGCCACCATCGTTTTTCGGTTGTTTTCCTGATTTTTTGTCTATTAGAGCTGTAAACGAACTAATATAATACTGAAAAGTCTGCCCGCCTTCCCATTGTTTCTTTAAGATTTGGTTCTTGAATCTTAAACATTCATTTGCAATGGTATCGCATTGTGTAGGGCTTAGATGAAGCATCGTATGAATATTATTAATGTTAATAGCATTCCGATCTGTCATCGTATACCAACTATACATGATAGATGGCAAACTCGCCCATGATCCTAAAATCCTTCCAAGGATCTTGAACCGATCATTCTTACCAGTTTTAGAATCAACAGAATCCATTCCTCGATAAATGTCATCCATTAATTCCTTAAACGGTTTCATATCGTCTTCAACTTGTTTCCTTAAAGCGTCATACTCGCTCACCGTGGCTGGTGCTGTTTTCCAAGACAAGTAGCTCATATATAATTCGTATAAATATATTATTGTCGAATTGTCATATGCCGTAGTAGAATTTAAACCCTAACAAACTTGCCATCCTTCTTGATATACTTGCCGCCCTTAGGGCCGACGTAGACGATACGGTTCTGGCCGTTAGAGTTTTTTACGCGTTCTGGTGAAGGTTTAGGCATGGCCTTCATTTTCTTGCCGCCAACAGTATCGCTGTTATAAACGATAAATTCCTTACTGGACCCCATGCAAAACTCTCCGTCATCGACAATGATAAAATCATCTAAACCGATAAGATTTGTTCTGCGTGTTTCTTTGTTGTTATTGATCACCGTGAATTGCAACTTCGTTCCAACTTCTTTTACTGTACTATTTTTTTTCATGCTATCAAGAACTGCTTCAGTAACTAGAATTGCATTGATTGGTTTGGGAGTGTATGTGTTTCGTAGTTCTGGGTTTACAGTGTTTAGAGTATAGTATTTGTTTATGTTTTGAGACTCCCCAATCTTATACAATTCACCAGTTGGACCTTTGGCGAACCAGTCTCCTCCATTTGCATCAACTAACTCACCAGTGACGATAGTAATGTTCGAAATGACTTGGTCGATTTTGAAAATAGATGCGTTATTTATGGTTTTGATGACATCGATTGTATTGACATCACGGTTGTCAGTTGTATAGTTTGTATGTCTAGGTCCTCGCGTGACTTTGACTATGGAGAAGATTGCTGTTATATTTTTTTTAAATCCATAGCGAACATTTGATAGGATATTTGTATATAACAAACTTTGTTTTTTGCTTAAGTATGAATGTAGAGAATGGAGAAGAGTTTTCTCCCATAAATCCCCAAAGCGCGCTACATCAGATCGGGTAGTAATCAAGAACCGCGTAAGGATAGTGTACGTGGGCCCGAAGGGCGGCCGATACATCAAGAGCAAGGGGGAGTACCATCGTATCTGAGATCCAGACCCCCATCCCAAACTTTGTTAAAACCGTCAGTGAAAAAGCGGTAAAGGTCACACAAACTTTGTTAAAACCGTCACCCAAACTGGGGAAACCGCCGGTATAATCCCCCATCACCACCCGGTAAAACGCATAACAAAACTTGACCTGAAAACGTATTGTGAGAAGCGGGAAACCTGTCAGAAAAAGTGGTAAAACCTGTCAGAAAAAGTGGGGAAAGCGTGGTGA